TGATATGGATATTCCAGAAGGATTTGTTAGAGTAGATTACAAGCCAATTAGTAAAATGAAGAAGGTTGGTTCAGTGACTGTAGTAATAAATGGTGTTGCAAAAGAAAAACCAATTACAGAAACAAAGATGGGTGTGTTTGCAGGCGATAAAAAATTACACGAAATAACTCTTAGGATCTATCATTGGGGTAAACGTGTATAAATGATCCACAACTTTATAATTAATTTTAATACATTTAATGTTGTTTGTGAGAAGGTATTTGAAAACACATGCATTAAATTAAATTTAGCCACATCATACTGCTACATTCCTCCTAAGGCAGATGGAGGGGCTAGTTTAAAATGTTGGACTAATATGGGTCGCATAGAGGGAATGGTAACTGAATTCGATTCCTTTCTTGATATAAGAGATGTTACAACAGTGCGAAATAGGGAGTTGCTAGTTTTACAAACTGGATTCACCCTATGCTTCAATAACAAAAAAGATATTGACCTAACATGGACTCACATTAAGGGTAACGAGACCATTTTACCACCCCACACCATGGCTTTTGTAATTAATGGAAATGTTAATTTTGTAGATAAAGGCATACCTAGGAAAGCACCCCCTCTTCATGTTATAGATAGACGCCCGTATGAAATGAATTTATCTGGGCAGTTGAATATATTACTGATACCAACAAGATATGAAGCCAAGTAATTGCATAATAAAGTATGATGGGTTCGGTTTAATAATACATCAGTTATTTGGTGGTACCTGGACAACATTTGAGGATGAGGTCTGCTATACAATTTTTCCAACTGATTGTGGACCAACAATACAAATGTGGAATGGTACAGATAGTATGTTCGGGCAAATTCATGGTCCTGGAACCTTTATAGATTTCAGAAGCATCATGTACAATAAAAGAGATGTTTTGATAATTAAAGATGGTTTTTCACATTGTTTATCTATTAACAAAGATCGCAATGTAACATACATATCTGGGAACAATGTTGTTTTACCATCAAATATTATGGGTCTTGTTGTAAATGGTAATGTTGAGTTTAATGACCGAGGCCAAACCAAACACGCAAATAGATATGATTTGATAGTTGACCGACCTTATGAACTTAGTTTAAGTGGGCAAGTGGAACTGTTGTTAATATCCAAATAGCGGAGCAATCAAATGAGGCTACAAATCGAAGGTGGAACAGAAATACACCAGAGGCATTGTAGACAATTTGCTAGATTCTTTTCTAATAGATTCTTTTCTAAAGCCCTCAATAAACAAATTACCATTAGACTAAAGATCGTTAGAAAGCCAGAAATTAAATATGGCGATGAGTGCGGCCATGTTGAATGGATGGATAACAATAGACAACCAAGACGATTCACCATCTGTATCAATACACCACCAAGGGTATCCCTAAAGTATATTATTAGTACCCTTGCCCATGAAATGGTTCACGTTAAACAGTTTGTTAAGAATGAACTAATTGACCTTCCGTCAACAGACTTCAATGTATCTGTATTTAAGAATAAGAAGTATAATCTTAACCGTGTAGCCTACTTTGACCAACCTTGGGAAATTGAGGCTTTCGGTCGTGAGCGTGGTTTAACAAGAGAATACCTCGAGAAGGTCAAGTTAGCTAAAAAATTATTAAAGCGCCCTGTTGACTTCTAGTCTGAAGTAGCCTACAATATGCCCTACTTGATAAGTGTGATGTCAAGTATTTGTTAAGTTAGTTAAATATGGAGTTATTGAAATGAATACTACTAAGACACGCGTTGTTGAAGTTCTCGAGAAGAACCGTAATGGTTTGACCCTCGCTCAGCTTCAGAAGAAGGTTGGTTCCGGTGCTGCTGCTCGCGTTAGCGAAGCTCGCTTTGCTGGTTTCCCAATCTACTCAAACCGTAAGACGTTTGCCAATGGCCGTACGTCGACCGTTTACCGTCTCGGTAAGCCTTCTAAGCGCTTCACGCGTAACATGAAGGCCGGTCGCACTCAGATCGCCGTTCGCTCGCTCTACACCCGCGCTGCCTAATTCCCCTTAGGCACTAGAGTATGGAAGGGGGCTGGGTTCTCTGGCCCCCTTTCTTTTTATGACAACAATCGATCTACCATTCAATTATCCTTATGGTGAACCTGATCCACAAATTAAGTGGCATACAAGGTTCATCGGTTTAGCTGTTCATGTTGCTCAGTGGTCAAAAGACCCATCAACTAAGGTTGGTGCTGTCATTGTCGACAGTGAGCGAAGAGTTGTCTCTCTTGGTTATAATGGTTTACCAAGAGGTGTATGTGACCACGACCACATACTAAATAATAAAGAACTCAAACTTCAGGTCGTTAAGCATGCCGAAGAAAATGCTATCCTCAATTCTCTTTTACGGCCATCTGGCTGTACAATCTATGTTACTCACCACCCTTGCGCTTCTTGCGCTGGTAGTATCATTCAGTCTGGCATTGTTCGCGTTGTGTTTCCTTCTGTTCCTCTGGATAATACATTCTCTAAGAGATGGGAAGAGTCGATTAGACTTGCACAAACAATGTTCAAAGAAGCCGGCGTAGAGGTGTTAGAAGCATGATTGATCTGGATCAAAGAGTCACCGTTAATAACTTTCAGACAGCAATTGAAAGTTGTGTTCATAAGAAAGGTATGGGCTACCTAGAGGCAATCATGTGGTATTGTGAACAACACAATGTTGAGATTGAAGCTGTTGCCTCTCTAATCAAAAAGTCGGAAGCTATCCGAACAAAGCTTGAAGCTGAGTGCGAAGACCAAAACATGATCCAGAGGCAACCAAAGCTACCCCTATGAAAATTACCTGCACAAATAAATTGAACCCTAAGTTGCGTAAGCATGTTGTTGCTTTAACGCGTTTTACTGTTGACCAGATCTTCACTAAAAGACAAAGAGATAAACTTGAGTCAATTAGTATTAGAATTGATAAGTCACTAAGCAATGGCACCGTCCACGATGTCGATGCTGTTCCATTAGCCTATATGGATGCCCACGTTGAGGACTATAACGAAAGGCAAGGTCCAAGAAACTTTATTATTTGGATTAATCCATTCTTTGCCAAGAAGAATATTACTAGATTTACAAGAGCCACATTCTTAGAAACAATTGTACATGAAACTGTACATATTAGACAGGCTCTCACTGGCCAGATGAAGCAAGTGTTTCGAAACGGCGATATAATGATTAAGTTCCATAAGAAGTACTACAAGATTGATTCAGTTGAAAAGTATTGGTTGTTTCCATGGGAAGTCGAGGCCCGTGGTTATGAAAAAGGCGTTCTTAACCTCTACTGCATTAAGAATCAATGTTACAATGAGTTTCCTGATCATCCCCTGAAGTAATGTACACTCTTGGTATTAACCTATCACATCATTCATCGATAGCGCTTCTTAGAAATAATGAAGTCCTTTTGTTTATACACGAAGAAAGATTGAATAGGGACAAGTACCACAGAGGTATACCATACAAGTCTCTCGACCTAATTAAAAACTACACAAATAATATTGATTGTGTAGTTCAAGTTAGTGGTTCCTCTGAGAACCCCAAAGCAATAATTAAACATCTGGCTAATCAAGGTGTTGGCATAACTACTTTCAGAAATGATAGTAGTCTTCACCATATGTCACATGCAGCCGCTGGTTTCTTCATGTCGCATTTTGACACTGCTACTGTCGTCGTTATCGATGGAGCAGGAGCACTATATAGACTTGGTGAATCCAATGTAAGAGCTTCTGAGACAACATCTCTATATAGAGCAACATTCCCTAAAATTGTTTGTACTGATAAACATTTCGTCATCGGCCTATATGACAGAAAACCTTTTGTCTACAATCAAAGCGATAAACAAAAATTTAGAGATAAATTCAATGACATAAGATTGAGTATCTCAGAAGGTCTGGATATAGGTTGGAAGTATGCTGATGTCACGTCCCGGATTGGATTTGGTACATTTGGCGAAGGTAAGACAATGGGGCTCTCGGCATATGGTTCTACATCTACAGCAAGTGTCAAAGCCCACAAAATTCAAAAAGAATTAGAAGCCACATTCGTTAAGATAGTTGAGAAATTAGACACTAGCAATCTTGTGTTGAGTGGTGGATGTGCTCTAAACATTCTTGGCAATTCGATAATCAAGAAGACATATCCAAATCTCAATGTATTTGTTGACCCCATAGCAGCAGATGGTACAGTTGCTCTAGGAGCAGCTGCATACCATTACTATAGTGTGACAAAGGATATAAATAAATTGGTATTTGGTTCATACCAAGGTCCAGTCTACCAGCTTGAGAAAAATTACATTTATGAATGTGCAAGAAAATATTCTCTATAGTGATGTAGCTAAACTACTGGCTGATGAAAATATCGTAGCCATCTTCCAGGGCCGATCAGAGAGTGGCCCAAGAGCACTTGGCAATAGATCTATGCTCTATACTCCTACCGACCCTAATGGCAGGGACCATGTTAATAAAATTAAAGGTAGAGAGTACTTTAGACCACTAGCTGCATCAATGATGCTAGAGCATGCAAATGATTGGTTTGATATGCTTGGCATTCCAGAATCGCCTTATATGACTTTCTCTTTCACATGTAAAGAAGATAAGAAGCATGTCATTCCATCTGTAATCCATGTAGATGGTTCTTGTAGAATTCAGACTGTAACTGAGCAGCAGAACTTTCACTACTATAACTTAATCAAAGCATTCTATGAGCTAACTGGTGTCCCAATGGTTCTCAATACTTCATTGAACCTTGCAGGCGAGCCACTAGTAGAAACTATCGACGACACATTCAATACATTTGCTAAGTCTAAGATTGACTATCTCTACTTACCCGAGTTGCAGTTGCTTGTTTCCAAATGAGCTACTACACACTAGCAATATCTTCATCTAATCACGATTCATCTATCTGTCTACTTAAAGACAGTGAGATAGTTGTTGCTTTTTCTTGTGAAAGAACTAATAGAATGAAGCACACTCAAAGAGTGGAGCAATCTGATATTGATGTAATTGCAAAATACACTAGGAATGTTGATAAGTTGGTTCTTATCAATGTCCATGCAAAGTATGAAAAGTATCCAATGTTCAATGCCTTTGATGTATCAGAGACAGTGGAGGGCTTACTAAGGAAAGTAAGGAACGCTGGAATACAATGCAAAAGGACAGTTGTTGATAACGCCCAACATCACCTCTACCATGCTGCCGCTGGTTATTATACTTCTGGCCTCGATGATGCAATCTGTATTATTATTGATGGCTTTGGTTCAACAGAGCAGCATGAGGATGTTTCATTTGCAGAAACAACTTCCATCTTCTATGCCAAAGATACTTTCGAGACCCTCCATAAGCAAATCTTATATAAATTTGAATCACCAAAAAAGACAGGATGGGACAATCAAAAACTATCCGATAAGAAGAAGTCTTTTAGGTTTCCTGTTACAATTACTACACATTTTGACATTGGCAAGATGTATGGCACAGTAACCAGACATATTGGATTCTATACTGTCGATGCTGGTAAGACGATGGGCTTGTCGGCTTATGGAAAACCAAACAACTTGCCATCCATGCTCGTGGATGGTACAATTATATCCAATAGCAATTTGTTTAGATATGATAGCCATATAGATGTTCAGTTATATCCTGAACTAGATAATCCAGATGACCAGACCAAGAAGAACATGGCCTACAATGTTCAGAAGGCTCTTGAAAAAATATTTGTAGAAAGAGTTGCATCTGCATTGAAAATTAAGTATAGTAATAATGTAATACTTGGTGGTGGTTGTGCTCTTAACATCTTAGGTAACTCTGAAGTCAAGAAGCACTTTCCAAACATCAATGTGTATCCTGAACCAATTGCAGCTGATGCTGCTCAATCAATTGGTGCTGCGTTATATCATTACAAGTTGGAATTTCCTGATACTAAGTTCAAGAAAGTACACAATGTATACTTTGGACCTGATTACGAACTTTCAACAGTTAAGCAAAGACTTATCCAACTAGTGGAGCAATACAATAATGGGTCTACTCTATAGATCGTCTGCAATTGGTACTAAGGTTGCTGAGCTAGTTGTCAACAGCAATACAATCGTTTGCGTCCTAACCGATAAGACAGCTAAGACGGCTAAGACAATCATCTGTATGACCGTCCACCAAGCCGAGAAGTTGATCGAGCAATTCCTACACCCCAAAAAGCCCTACTAGAATCAATAGGTTACACCACCGCGTTTTCGGATGAAGAAAACACGTTTTCCTTTAGAATCAATAGGTTACACGTTTCGAGGTCGTCTAGAAGGTGTAGTTGTGTATGATTGGCGTGCTGCTAACTCAATTTTCGTATATACGCGTCAAAACGCGCTCTCAAATTCCCCAGTAAAATCAACAAGTTATAACTCGTTAAAAATCAAGAGGTTATCGTCAATTTTGTAACTCCTTGATTTTGCGTGTTGCTATGTTTGGCCAATGTGCGTATAGTGCCCGCATGTTTGAGATGAATGAGGTTTCCTGATGCCTAGAGGCGTCCCGAAGAAGGGCTTTCGAATGACTAAGAATCGTCGGAAGCAGAATGTAGTACATCAGCCTGCTCTTACTCTTACTAAGAGTACTGAGTCGGTTGAGCAGATTGCCGAGAAGCTCAATGATCGTTTTAACGCTCTTGAGGTTCTAACTGAGGCAACTGGTAAGGGCATCAACCGTGCTCTGATTGTATCTGGACCTGCTGGTCTTGGTAAGTCGTATACGGTTGAGCAGAAGATGGCTGAGCTTGAGAAGCAGGGTCACAACGTGACCACAATCAAGGGCTATGTCCGTCCGCTCTCACTCTATAGACTGCTCTACGAATCGCGGTTCCCGAACTGTGTGCTCGTGTTTGACGACTCTGATTCGATCTTCGCCGATGACATTTCGATGAACTTGTTGAAGAGTGCTTGCGACTCTACTGATACGCGTAAGCTTCACTGGTTGTCGAAATCTATCGATAAGGTTGAAGATGAGGATGGTGAACCAATTCCTAACAGTTTCGAGTTCGAAGGTTCTGTGATCTTTATCACGAACTACGACTTTGATGACCTCATCGCTCGTGGCTCGCGACTTGCTCCTCACTTTGAGGCGCTTGTTTCTAGATCACACTACCTTGACCTTGCGATGAAGACGAAGATGGATTATGTCGTTCGTATCAAGCAGGTTGTTGCGCTCGGTATGCTCCGTGATAAGGGCTTGAGCGTTACTGATGAGTCTACGATTGTGGACTTTGTTGAGAAGAACATGGATAATCTCCGTGAACTCTCTCTTCGAATGGTCATTAAGTTGGCCACGTTGATGAAGATGAATAGTAGTAACTGGCAAAAGTTAGCAAAACAGACTTGTTTTCGTAACTGTTGACATATATACTACTCTAGTAGATAATACTAGGCCCTGAATAAGACATTGCGCTCTTGTTCAGTTCTTTAAAAATACGAATTCCAATTAGGTGCTTCGCGACCTGTCGGCATTAGTTCATTCTTCAGACCGACTGGAGTGTTTCGACGCTCGGCTTCCGTTCAGGCAGGCTTAACAGCGACCTTATTAGTTGGGTGTCCCGCCACCCCCTCGTTGTAGGTAGGCCATATTGTACCGGCCCGAACCGTTTTGTTGTTGTAACGGTGAAAAGAGTGGACCTTATTGCAGACTGCTACCTGATCATCGTAGCAGCGTGGACTGTCACCACGGAGCATAGTGTGACGCCGGATTAGTAACCGGCACTTATTATGGACCGTTAGCTCAGCTGGTAGAGCATTTGACTCTTAATCAACAGGTCGTAGGTTCGAACCCTACACGGTCCACCATTTTGTTTCCCGATAGTGTAATGGTAGCATACGAGTCTCCAAAACTCTTGGTTGCGGTTCGAGTCCGTATCGGGAAGCCAGTTAGTTTTTGGCGTGTAGATCAGCGGTAGATCAAGTGACTGTTAATCACTCTGTCGTAGGTTCGATCCCTACCACGCCAGCCAACTTGGTGACCCACAGGAGCGCTCTGTCGGGTTCATCCTATCAGTGTAAGGGCTTATCCGTTTCGGTAGCACTGATCGAATTATGAGGCAGAACGGATTGCAGCCTTGTTGCGTGGGGATAAGGCATAAGCACAAACCTTCAATGGTAGCCCACGCCTTATTTGGGGGATTAGTGCTAATGGGAACACGCTGCGTTTGCATCGCAGAGTTGAGAGTTCGATTCTCTCATCCTCCACCAAATTTGTTATTCGTAAGCCATGGGCACGATCATGCCTGAGTAACTGCGCCAAAAGAAAACTTCAGTTCTAGAAACCTGAAGGTGAGACGCAGCAAATAGTGCGAATAACAATCTTATTTGCCCGACACCTCTGCAGCAATGTACGTGTCGGCTGTCTAATCTTCTGAGGAGTCGTCTAACGGCAGGACAGCAGGTTTTGATCCTGCTTATCGTGGTTCGAATCCATGCTCCTCAGCCAAGTTTATGTGGGCAAGCGGTGAAGTTGGAGAGTCACACCAGACTGTAAATCTGGCGCTATTAGCTGAGTAGGTTCGAATCCTTCCTTTCCCACCATTTATTCAGGCCCGTTAGTTCAGTTGGTTAGAACGCATGCCTGTCACGCATGAGGCCACCGGTTCAAGTCCGGTACGGGTCGCCATTTTGTTTTTTGGGACCTTAGCTCAGCTGGTAGAGCAGTAGACTTTTAATCTATTGGTCAGGAGTTCAAATCTCCTAGGTCCTACCATTTACGAGGTTGCTATGGATACTAACACAAGAACATTAGCTAAAACTATCACCTATAGGTTGACTACGTTTGTTTTAACATTTGTTATTACATTTTTACTTACAGGTCAGCAACAGATGTCAGCTGGTCTTGCTGTGATGTCATTGACACTTGGTGCCTTGACATTCATTATCCATGAGAGATTATGGACAAGAGTCAAGTGGGGCAATCTTGGTGGCTTCGACCGTAAAGTAAGATCAGCTGTGAAAACAATTACCTATAGATTGTGGTCACTGTTTATTGTCTTTGTCATAGGCCTGGCATTTGGTCTAGGTGGTGGTGAAGCGTTGTCTTTGACAGTCGTTTTGAATATAATGTACCTACTTACTCATTATACAAACGAAAGAGTTTGGAATAGAGTTAAGTGGGGTAAGATTTAATTTCGGATATTAGCTCAGTCTGGTAGAGCACCTGCTTTGGGAGCAGGGGGTCGCAAGTTCGAGTCTTGCATGTCCGACCAATTTTCGCGACTGTGGTGGAATCGGTATACACAACAGACTTAAAATCTGTCGGCTTTAGCCATGTCGGTTCAAGTCCGACCAGTCGCACCATTCATTGGCCTCGTAGCTCAGTGGATTAGAGCAACAGCCTTCTAAGCTGTGGGTCGCAGGTTCGAGTCCTGCCGGGGTCGCCATTTTGATATACATATTACATTGCTCCTTTAGCTCAGTTGGTAGAGCAGCCGCCTTGTAAGCGGCAGGTCATCTGTTCAAGTCAGATAGGGAGCACCATTTTAATGAGGTTGTTATGAGTAGCAGTCTACTAAGAGAAGTGTGGCGAGTTGGAGAGAATGCTAGAGATCCAAACCTAACTGGGTTTGTCAACTGGCCAAACAAACAACAACTCTATCTTGCCCAGAAGGAAATCCAAAAGGCTCTTGAATCATGCTCTACCTTCCATGGTGAAGAAGAGTGGCTAGCAGAGATGAGAGCTGAAGGTAAAGTATTATAAATAAGCAACCAGCCGCCCTACCTTTCGGTGTAAGGTTTGTCGCATAGCGATGGCTGTTTTTCGTAAATAAGGAATCTAGGGCACAGTGCGCAATGTGTGGCGATAGATAAACCGATACTTTATTGTTGCGGGGTAGAGAAGCAGAAACTCGTCAGCCTCATAAGCTGAAGACCGGTGGTGCAAATCCATCCCCCGCTACCAAATTATTATGACACTAGACCAATTCAATAGTATGTTCCCTGTTATAGCTAGTTCGGCTGTTATGCTGAACATCTATAGAGTATACAAAGACAAAGTAGTCAAAGGTATACATTGGGCTAGTCCTCTGATCAACTATACTGGTCAGATATCAGGAACATATCTTTTATATTCATTAGGTCAATACTATTCGGCGATGGCAGGAGTGTGGTACACTTGTCTTTCCATCACGTGGTATTGTATGATGATATACTACAATTACATTAAGAAGGACCCATCGTCTAACGGTTAGGACATTACCCTTTCACGGTAAGAATAGGGATTCGAATTCCCTTGGGTTCACCAATTCAATGCCCGGTTAGCTCAGCTGGTAGAGCGCCGCCTTTACACGGCGATTGTCGGCGGTTCGATCCCGTCACCGGGTACCAATTAATAGCCTCGTACTGTTCAGGCAAGTGGGGCAAAGGCCGGTGGACTCGCGGCGCCAAGCACGAAAAAGGCCTTGGCCAACATGAGTCCTTCTTTTACTGGAAGGTTGCTAGAGAGGCCTATTAGCGCTCTTTGCTAAAGAGATGGATGTAATAGTCACGTAGGTTCGAATCCTACACCTTCCGCCAATGGCAACGTAGCATAGTGGCTAATGCACCTCCTTCATACGGAGTTTATCGTTGGTTCGAGTCCAACCGTTGCTACCATATTTGTTGCGGTGGCAGAGAAGTTATGCAAGAGTCTGCAAAACTCTTTTATGCTGGTGCGAGTCCAGTCCGCAACTCCAAGCCAAGTTAGCTGAGATAGATTAGCACGAGCCTGAAGAGCTTGAAAGGTTGGCGCGATACCAACACTTGGCACCATTTTAAATGCCCTCTTAGTTCAGTGGATTAGAACGCAACGCTACGGACGTTGAGGTCGGGAGTTCAAGTCTCTCAGAGGGTGCCAACATGCGGGTGGACAGGACAAGGGGCGTCCAGCAGCCTTCCAAGCTGAAGATCGCGGAGTTCGACTCTCCCCACCCGCTCCATTTTGTGACCGTTGTCAAGTGGCCTAAGACCCTGGGTTGTGATCCCAGTATACGTTGGTTCGAATCCAACCGGTCACCCCATATACATATAAGATTAGGGACCATAGCTCAGTTGGTAGAGCAAACGCTTGATAAGCGTTAGGTCACTGGTTCAAGCCCAGTTGGTCCCACCACTTTGAGGATTGATTATGGCATACCTACCAGAGTACTTGGAATTTGTTACCGATGCAATTAGGTTTGAATTCTTTCAACCTAATGGTCTTTCTATGTTTGAGCTTGGCAACCAAAGATTCATTGGTGGTGAGTTTACAACTGGTAAGCAACATTTTGAACATTATGGTATGCTTCATACATCTGTTGATATCAATGGAGAGGATGGAGCATTGCCACTTGATCTAACAAAGCCAGAGCTTTTTTATGACTTTAGATGTAGGTATGATGTCCTAACAAACCTTGGCGTCACCGAGCATGTTGAGCCTATTGATAAACAGTATGAGTGTTTTTCTATCATCCACGATGTAGTGAGGCCAGGTGGCATTATGATCCACATGGTACCAGATGTAGAAGAACTAGAAAATTCAGGGGCATGGAAAGATCATTGTTCCATTTACTATACAAAAGAGTTCTTTATAGAGTTGACAGAAGCCTGTAATTATACTATACTTGAGAATAAAGTAATCTTTGGATTGAGATCTGTTGTACTAAGGAAGGAAACAGCCAGAGCGTTTACAGCAAACGCTGAGATATTTTCTTTGATACAGCAGAGATAAATAATTTTATGATTAAATTGGTCAATAATATTCCTAAAAAAATTGTTGATGATGTTGAGTTATGGGTAACAAGTACAAAGATCCCATGGTTCTTCTTCACTCACACATTGGGTGAAGAACCAAGAGGTAGCCACCCTGTAGATCAAGATACCTACACAATAGCTGATCTACCGCGCCTCACTCACTACTTCTTTCCAAATTCCAAAACGCCAGAGAACGATAAAAAGTACATTATGCCATTGACTCAATGGTGTATAGCAAACATTCTGCCTTCAAACTATGAGGTAAGAAGAGTCATGGGTAACTTGACTACCCAGTTGAGAGATGCTGAATTGCTTCTTAACATTCCTCATGTTGATTCGGACGATGGTGATAAGATTACATTCCTCTACTATGTTAATGATAGTGATGGTCAGACTGTATTCTTCAAAGATGGTAAGATTGCATTTGAAACAACACCTGTCAGGGGTACTGGTGCCCTGTTCCGATCGAACACTGTCCACGCAGGACAGGTACCATGTATAAATAAAAGCAGGTATGTGATTAATATTATATTTTCAAAGCGGGATTGATGTAATGGTAGCCTAGAACTTTGCCAAAGTTCACGCGCGAGTTCGATTCTCGCATCCCGCTCCATTTAGGTAATGTATGGTTGACACTATTAGAATAGATCCTTCATTAGCTGACTCAGTGGAAAAAGAGTTGCTAAGCATCAAGCCAAACTGGCAATATGTTGGAATGACAAATTATTTTTACGATGTGTCAGATTCTAATCAAAGGGCTCTTCTTGATAGTATTAATACAAAGTATGGTCCTGTTGTCGACACCCAAAGATTTACTGATGAGTATATAAATAGGTTTGCGAAGCCTGATGTTAGATTCATTGACATTCGTGGCAATCCAAATACACGTTACAACAAACATTTTCCAAGTGTTGCCAAGCTTGTTGACTATATACAAACTACATATATTCCTAGAGAGTATGCTGTGTATAGATTGATGACGAACATTCAAACAATTAGACCTAAATGGACTATGAATGCTCCTCATCCGGATACAAGATTAGATAAGTTTATTACAGTTTTATACTATGTCAATGACAGTGATGGAGATACGTTTTTCTTTGATGGAGATCAGTGCATAGGTAGAATGAGACCTATCAAGGGTACAGCTGCCATGTACCCATCCAACACATGGCATGCTGGCTCAACACCTATTGAACATGAGACAAGAGTAGTCATTAATATGGTGTTTGGTCCAAACAAATAAAGGAAGTGTGGCAGAGCGGTTGATCGCACTAGTCTTGAAAACTAGCAGACCTTAACGGGTCACGTAGGTTCGAATCCTACCACTTCCGCCAAATTATATAAGGAGATGATATGAAAAAGTTATTATTAATGTTTTTAGTATTTGCGCAAGTTGCTTCTGCAGCTGAACTACAGGAAGTGGTTGTCACTGCCCAGCGTAAGGTTCAGAACATTCAAGACGTTCCAATGTCAATCTCAGTTTTGACATCTGCAGATCTAGAAGCAAGACAAGTATCTGTTGTTGAGAATGTATTATTCAATGCTCCAAACGTTATTGGTAACAATAACTTAGGAACACAGGCAGCACTAAATCTTTTTATTCGTGGTGTTGGCACGACAGAAAATCTAGCAACAGCTGATCCAGCAATTGGTATGTACGTTGATGATGTATACGTGGGCAGACAAGCCCTGAATAATATTGCACTATTTGACGTCGAGAGTGTAGAAGTTCTTAGAGGACCACAGGGCGTTCTTTATGGACGCAACACTAATGGTGGTGCAATCAAGGTAACATCAGTCAAGCCAAATGCAGATTATTATGGCCAGTATGATTTTTCATATGGTTCATTCAACTATCTCGATGCCAAGCTAATTGGCAATGCCCCAATCACCGACAACCTTTTTGCAAGAGCAAGTTTTGTTTGGGCACAAGATGATGGTTATATGACTGCTATCAACAAGAGTGTTAACAATCAAGATGTTGTTGGTGGCAAGTTTGCTTTAAGATATTTAAAAGAAAACGTTGATGTAACATTATCAACAGACTATATCGATAGTCAAACAAATGGTAATTTTGTAGTTGATGTTGGTGGCATTTTACAATCTGGTTCAAGAAATTTATTTGTCAGTCAATCCAATAAAGATGCTCTAAATTTAAGTGAATCAATTGGTACAGTATTAAATGCTAAGTATACCGTTGGCAACTTTGAACTCCTATCAATCACTGGGTATAGAGAAACAAATCAGTATCTCACCTTTGACGCTTCAGGCCAGCCAGTTTCATTGTATAACATATACCAGAACCAAGCAGCTGACCAGCTCTCACAGGAACTGCAGGTTGTAGGTAATGTTGGTCCAGTCACCTTTGTTTCAGGATTATATTTTTTCAGTGAAAAGACGGATGCTTATGTAACAGATGAACTCCGCCAACCAAACTCACTGTTTAATGTTGCTACATTCATTACAAAATACTTTGATGTCGAAGTGAATAATTATGCTGCCTATGGGCAGGCTGAGTATAGTTGGAATGATCTTACATTGGCAGCTGGTGGAAGATATACTAAAGAAGATAAGGAACTTAACCTAGCTCAATCTAGTACAATTCCAGGTCCATTATATAACTATACAAGAGCATCTAAGAGAGAATTCAATAAGTTCACACCAAAGGTATCTGCTAGCTATAATCTCAATGGTGCATTATTGTACGCTTCATATGCAGAAGGGTTTAGATCAGGTGGCTGGACAGGTCGTGCCTTTAGAGGCGATCAGTATGTCAACTTTGAACCTGAGAATGTAGAAACTGTTGAGGTTGGTGTTAAAGCTGAAGGCTCAAGCTGGCGTATCAATGCTGCTGCATTCCATACCGACTACACGAACCTATTCAACACACTGACATTGAATGGTGCATTTACTGTACAGACAGCTGATGCCACTATCAAGGGATTGGAAGTTGAAGGTCAAGTTGTAGCCAATAGTTGGCTAACAGCCTATGGTAGTGTTGGTTTACTAGATGGTGAGTATAAGCAGCCTCAACCACGCAATCTAGCTAGTAGCCTTCAGCGCTCTCCAAAGTACCAGACAACACTTGGTGCAACAGCTACATTCCCAGCCAAAGCTGGTAAGGTAGTTCTAAATGCTAATGTCTATTATGTTGACAAGTATCTACTAACACCAGCTAATCTTGCATTCACTGCACCTTTGTTAGCTGGTAAAGGTTTAGATGTTTCTGGTGGTTATGCTCTGATTAATTTGTCGGCGACATATAGTATAAGCAGCGTGGATGTGTCGCTGCAATGTACTAACTGTCTTGATAAGGAGTATACAGAAGGATCGATATATATTGGTCAGTATGCTGGCGCTTGGCCTGGTATGCCAAGAGTTGTCAAGTTGAACATCAGCGAGAAGTTCTGAACATAAGCCCCTGTTGACATCCAGGGGCTTATCCTATACAATACACAGTATTGCCCGGGTGGCGGAATTGGTAGACGCAACGGTCTTAGAAGCCGTCGCCGAAAGCGTGGAGGTTCGAGTCCTCTCCCGGGCACCATATTATAAGAGAGTGACATGAAGCATAAGTTATCTTTACTATTGGTTTTTGCTCTTGTTGGTCAAGCATTTGGTCAGCAGAATGAGCTTGCAGAGCCAAGAGGCATGCAAGATATTATGGCTGAGATTGTCACCGGTAAGTATAGAATGAAGCAAGGTAGTGCTGCACCTTGGACAAATGAAGTTGTAGCAACCAGCGCTCATATCAATGCCTTAATCGAAGGCGAACTCTGCGAATCAAAAGAGTTTGATGTTAAGTTTGTTAAGCAAGAAACCCAATATGCAAAGTGGCGCGACCCAGTCGCATTTGAAGAGTTGACCTATAAGGGCAAGATCGAAGCAACATCAGAAGACCGTAAGATGACTATGGTGATTGAGAGTAACTCAGTTGGCCTAGCATTACGTAGAACTGTTATCTACTGGAACGGTGAGAAGGTTGATTGGGTTTGGCTTGGAACAGGGATTGTTGTCAAGGGGATGAGCGGTGGTCCAGTTATTGCTAGGTCTGATGGCGCTGTTGTTGGCATTGTTATGGGTCGTCCTGCCAAGGGATTGAAGAAGTACGCATTTGAAGAAGAGAAGTATGGTGACCTGACAATCTTTGTTCCATACAGCGTAGTTGACTTCGTTTGGAGAAATTGCAAGTGAAGAAGCAGAAGCTTACTTGGGCAAACCTCAAGAAGGATAAAATGTTCCACATTGAGGCTGGCATCGTTGTTCTTGTATTCATTGCATATTGGTTCTTTGCATGAAGACCTATATCCATGTTAACCAGCATGTGATACGTTCAAACAAAAAGAACGGAAATAATGATCCAGTAATTACAGTTAAGAGAGGATCTAAGAATACTTACTGTCGGAAGGTGAAGATTCTTGGTCCAAGTGAAGTAGTCTATTCAGGCAACGACAAACCACTACTATCTTGTGGTGCCAGAGTTGCTGTAGTTACAGAATCAGAAGTCGAGATAGTAGAATGAAAGTTATTAATTTGTTCGGTGGGCCAGGCGTTGGCAAGTCTACAATTGCAGCCGACCTCTTTGCTATGATGAAGCGTGAAGGCCACAATGTAGAACTAGTGAATGAGTATGCTAAAGAAGTTACCTGGGAGGGGCACTTTAGTTATTTAGATGATGAGTTCTATGTCCTGGCCCACCAGAACAGACGTTTGGTTAGATTGAAAGGTAAGGTCGATTACGTTATTACAGATTCACCAATCCTTTTAGGTCTAGCATATACACCTCCTACTTACTACCCTGAATATTTTAGTAAGTTTATCCATGAGGTTTGGAATTCGTATACCAATATAAATATCGTTCTTGAGAGAGAACAAAGTAACTATATTGAGGCTGGAAGGAATCAGAAGTATGAAGAGGCGCTCATCAAGGATAAGATGATGATCGATCTTCTAGAAGGTAACAACGACAAATATTTTAAGACTGTTGTTGATAGGACAACAAAATACGAAATTCTGGAGTACGTAAAACATGGCGACAAAAAATGATGTAACTGGTGATACTATTCAGACAAAGTTAGCATCTGACGCTTATAGACAGAACTGGGAAAAGATCTTCGGTAAGAAGGATAAAAAGAAGAAAGATGGACAACGAAGAAGTTCTAGAAAAGTTCAACCAACTAGTTGAACAATACGGGGACCAACTACCAAACCATATTCATGAACCAAGACGGTTTTCTTATTATGTCCGTATGACCGCTTGGACGAAAGAACTAGAAAAGTTAGCTGTTGATTCTAAACCTAAGGGCTAGTATAATAAATATTACATACTGACCATTAGGAGTTTGTCGTGTCTCTTGTATTGATTGCTGATAGTGCTGGTACCCCAAAAGATTGGGTTAACTTCGAAACTGCTGTTTGCTATTACGCTAAAGATAAAGTTATCTGGGAAGCAGGTTCTCCTATAAGAGAATTCCTGGGTGGCCATAACTATCTTGGCGAGCAATCGAAGATTACTATCTCTTCAATCCTTGGAGTCTCTGGTCCAATCCTTGGTTCTCATTTTTATGATAGAGAGTCAATTTATGCTGATCGTTATGTTTTATACTCACGCGATCGCCACCTTTGTGCTTACTGCGGCAATCAGTTTCAGCCTAAAGAATTAACTATTGACCATGTCCACCCTCGATCAAGAGGTGGTAAGAATCTTTGGACAAATGTTGTAGCAGCATGTAAGCCATGCAACCATAGAAAGGGTAATAAGACTCCAGAAGAGGCTAAGATGCATCTTCTCTATGTTCCATACGTTCCTAATATATTCGAAAAGATGATCTTGCGGAATAAAAAGATCTTGGCTGACCAGATGGAATTCCTAATTGGTAGAATTCCAAAGCACAGTAGAATCTTTCCTATCCAATGAGGCTGCCAGGCTTACTCTATAAGATTGGAAAGGTTGATACCTCAAAGATTGAAGAGTGCGTAAATGCTCTAACCAGCGAGCAATGGATGGAATGGGACCTGAGGCAGAATAGATATAAAGTCCATGCTGCCACAGAGTCCTACCCATTCATGTTCTCTGAGTATGGTGAGAAGCCAAAGCTGTACAACCAAGATACAGATATCTGGAAGGCAATCAGACCACTGGTCAATAATCTCGAAAGCTTTTATAATACAAAAGCTGCTGCTATTGTTCTTGTTAAACTGAAGCCGAAAACAAATATCATTCCCCACACTGATGGTGGATGGTTTATTGATACGCATAGAATACACATTCCAATTATAACAGATTCGAAGATAGTATTTGTTCTTGATAGTGAAAAATTCCATCTAGAGGCTGGCAATGTTTATGAGATTAATAATGTTGTGGAACATAGCGTTATCAATCCAACTGATATTGGTCGAGTTCATTTGATGGTTGATCTAATGCCTAACCCAATATCAACTATTGACTATAAAAATTTATTAGCAAATGAATTCTAAGTATCATATCAACAATCAAGACCATAGAATTTTCACAGGTAGTGATTGTCCTGAGGTATGGGATACGATTGGCAGGCTACAGTTTGATCTATGCATCGAGCATGGCCTTCATCATCACATGAAATTCATTGATATTGGTTGTGGATCACTGAGGGGTGGTGTTCATTTCATTAGGCATATTGGTGCTAATTATTTTGGTATTGATAAGCATAGAGAAATGATTGATGCAGGGTTAGATATTGAACTCCCTGCTGTTGGATTACACTCATCCTATGATAACTTTGATGTCAATAGTAATTTTGATATTAGCAAGTTCAATGTTAAGTTTGATATGGGCATTGCTCAATCAGTCTTTACCCACCTACCTCTATACAAACTTATTGAGTGTCTTGATCAAATCCACCCACACTTTAACATCGGTGGTAAATTTATTGTTACTTTGTATGTGAATAATAGTAAACAACAAACGATGGAGTATGACATCAACTATAGACTTAAACCTGTATTCGAAGGGAATCCTATTGATGTCGATAAACATTCTATTCGTCCAGTCAATAATGATGATCCAGAAAATGATAGTGGAATGAAGTCCTTCATTTTCCAACGACATACTGTACAATCAATTACACCTCATATCCAGGATAAGTGGCAGATGAAAGCGCTTGGTGGGTGGAAAGCACACCCTAGATGGCCCACTTTATACGTGTTTAAAAAAGTCCTTTAGAATCAATAGGTTACGAATCCTTAAAAATCAACGAGTTACTGTAGATTTTGTAACTCCTTGATTCTACGTGTTGTCTTAATTGACCAACCGCGTATAGTGGGCGACATGAACAAACGCGAATACACATTTGACGAGAACATCGTTTCCGACCTCCACAAGGATGCCTATGGCAGCCGTCCTGGAGAATACTTCTGGGCTCATTGGGACGCTTGCAACAGCGATGACAAGCAGCGGATCTGGGATGGATTGCTCGATGATCTTGACCGTGCTGTCGAGAACGAGCGCGAGATGCAGATCGAGGCTATCCATGACCTTGAAGATCAAATCAAGTTCATATTGTCGACGGTCGCCGGCTCGACTCGTGAGGACGCGATTCGCTATCTCCACGAACAGCATGACACAAACGGCAACATCGAGTATCTCGAATACAATCTCGGCGTGCCATATGGTTATCTGAGTGGTCGTAATATTGGTGACATGGCTGCCTAAGAGGATTATACAATGTTGTTTGAAAATTATGATTTTGACATGGCTCTTTATAAGTATGCTGACCATCTTGTTGCAACGTATAACAAGACGGGCTCAGAGGGTCACTATCAAGTGTCATTTGATCGTGGTCGCAAGTTTCTGAAGGTTGTCTCCAATTCTTGGGGCTCACGTTCGGTGCATAGTTTCATCTGCATCAAGGAACATGATGGCTGGAAGTATGGTGACATTCTGAAGGCTGCTTCTTGGGCACAACCTGCAAAGAACTTTGCTCGTGGTAATATTTTGAATACTAGCTCATATGTCAATCATCGATGGGTGGGACTCTAATGAATACAACAATCGCTAATACAAAACAGATTCGGAAGCTTTTCAAGCAGACGTTTTCGATTAGTCCTCTTTTTACAAACACTGTGGCTGATCCTGATATGCGGACTCTTGGCTTCTTCTTTCCAACTAACGTTGATGCTGCTTTGGATATGATTAAGAGTAAGTTGCAAGAAGCAGGATTTAGTAATCAAGTATACACGACTGGCAATTGCTACGTTCGAGTCGTAGCTGTTAAGTCGACTGGTGCGTAATGTCTCTTTCACGTAAGAGGCAGATCGCCGATAGAAATTTAGAAGGGTTTGAATACAAAATGTCATACGAACAAGCATTAGAGGCTGCTGGTGCGCGAGTAATCTCGTTCCAGGAGTTTGGTGACTGGCAAGGCTCATGGGTCGCGCTAGTTGAGTATCAGGGTGAACGTGGTTGGGTGCAGGGTGCGTTTGGCTCTTGCGATCACTGCGATTCGTTCCAAGCTGAGTTTGATTGGGATTCAGACTTTGCGTGTGAAGATGTTCAGGAACGTCTTGCGCAGTTTGGTCGTTCGTATCTAGATGACCTACTCACGACAGAGCAGGTATTGCGTCAGTATGATGCTGATGCGGATTGGGATTCTGACTCAGAAGCTGCTGCGTTCTGGATTCGCGAAACAGAACAGACTTATCGGAGCGTGCAATGAACGAACGAATTCGACAACTTGCTGAGCAGGCTGGATTCCGTTCTGATGTAACTGTTACCGATGGTAACAATAAAAGAATGGATACCAAAACATCTATTGCGTTAGAAAAGTTCGCCGAGTTGATTGTTCGGGAAGTGTTTGCCAAGATTGAGGACGAAAGGTTTGAAGTATATCAACCTGTGAAAGAATCAGTAATGAAACATTTCGGAGTTGAATGATGGGCACTAATTATTATGTTGTTGATAATGTTTGCGAATGCTGTAAGCGATATGATGAAAAATATCATATCGGCAAGAGTTCGTATGGTTGGGCATTCTCTTTCCAAGGTTACAAGTACGATGGTCTGACCACTTGGCAAAAGTGGAAAGAGTATCTTACTGACAAAATCATCTATGATGAGTATGGTGAACAAATTTCATTTGATAAGTTTGTTGAACTGGTAGAAGTCCATACACATCCGAACTATGTGATTGTGAATGAGTATCACCCACAAGGTCGCAAGGTAAAGGTTCACAACGAAGAAGGTCGTAAAGAAGGCTGGTTCAACCCAGAGTATGATTGGGATGATCCAGAAGGTTATTCGTTTTGCTCAAGAGAATTTAGTTAGAAAAGACTTGTCCTAACAACAAAGCTGTAGTATAATAATTGTATGAACAAAGTACCGAAAGTTATCTTCTTATACGATGATAGATTACCACACCAAATTGGTATCTTCAGATACATTATCTACACATTCTCTGGTAAAGAGAAAGTTGTATATAATATTTGTATTGCAGACCAACACAACAAACAAAACCTAAAATATGTAACTGAATATGGACATACCATTCCAAGCAGTATTGGCTCAGCATTGTTTAGATATTTTAATGATAGGGTAGAAGATGTTTATCAAAACGCCTGAATCGTATCACTTTGACCACAAGTATGCCCTCAACATTATCGAAGAGCAGTACAAAGCCGAGTACATGGGATACTGGGCAATTAAGCGTGGTGGCAGTTGGAGCGAGATGCCTGTTGATGTTTTCTATCAACCAAATCCTGATTTGTCCAAGGGTCACTCACACTACTTTGGAATCTTCACGGTTCCAGGACAGGGTGTGATGATTACAGATGCCAAAAGTGCATTCAGCGAACCGATCACTGGCTTGCTGACGGAAGATGGTGAGGTGATTGTCAGTCGCTATCGGCACGATTGTGTTCAGAAGGGACCATACATGATTGATGGTGGTCGCGACTATTTGCGCACCAGTGGTAACAACGCTGATGGTAAGTTGGTCAAGGTGACTGTTGTCGATGGCGAGTTTCAGTTTGAGGTCTACGGTGAAGTTTGATATGCATTGGGTCAAGCGATGGTCTTTTGGATCAACAGCGCGATTCAATAATGGTAATCCTTATCGCGACTTTCGCATTGGACCAATCATGATTCGATGTTTTTGGATAAAGCAATGAATGGTGTTTGCTATTCGACAAACTTGATGGGACCAATCAACCTTGAGTGGATAAAGCAACACGGTGAAGGTTGGTGCGCTGGTCGCATTGACATTTACGGTGAGGGATTGTATCCTGATGAAATAGGATTGCCACCCATGAAGTCAGAGGACTGGGGTCGTTTTAGTGATTGGTTAGATACTTTTGAAACTGATTATATGTGGACTCTTAGAATGTTGGTTTCTGAATATGAGAAAACAAATCCCAAGATTCAATGGCACCATACACCAGAGTGGGAGATGGACAAATGAACAAGAAGATTACAGTTGAACTTGATTGGGATACAATGGACAAGATCACAACTTGCTCAATGAAGGGTGTTGCTGAGAGTCTTGAAGACGATCTTGAGAAGCGCAAGGCTGGAACTGGCATGGCAATCTTTCATGAAAATAAGAAGAAAGACATTGCTGAGATCAAACGACATATTGATGCGTTCAAGACTGTGTTGAAGTATTATGGAGAAGGTGATGAGCAATGAAGACCGTCTTAAATCACTAGAAGAGATTAGTAAGATCTTTAATGAGGCGATGGCCGAGGTTGAGAAGGAATCAGAAGACTTTTGGAACAGTCTTTCTAAAGATGACCAGTTAAAAGCATTCTGTGCTATCTCACGAAGAATCTATAAGGGTGAGATTGAGGATAGAGGAACATATCGTTATGTTCTTTATGATGTATTTGGGTTTGGTCCAGAAGCCTATGCCCCTGCTCAGTTGGCTGGATACTTGGCAATTCACAATTCTATTATGGCATCTGATCATGATGAAAGATTGCTCAAGGCATTCTGTGTCAAGTTTGGAATTGAAGATGCTGATGCAAAGATAAGAGATTACTTTTTATGACCGAAAAAGAATACGATGTCGTTCTTGATGTTCTGCAAAAGCACCATGACAAACTTTGGGAAATGACGAAACGAAACATGGAATCTGAGTTTCTTGGAATGGGTATCATGGACGACATTCGATTACAACAAATGGCTGAAATCAAAGAAGCGATTCGTTGGTGGAAAGAACGAAAGGAGATGCTTGGAAAATGAAGAAGTTTGATCGTTTTGAATTTGAGCAGCAGATCATGGAATGCTGGAATGTCACGAGTGACGTTAAGACTGTGGCTAAATATCTTATGGACGCTCCTCTTGAGACTGGTAGAGAAGATAAGATTGCCAACATGCTAATTGGTATCGAAGCACTCTATAATGCAAAGTTCGATGAGCTGTTCCGTCAGTATGAAGCGATCATTAAGGAACAGCATGATAGAGACAATAGTAAAGAATAACACAATGTGTAGTGAGAAGAGAATCCAATCTCTTCGAAATATACTACCTAAGATAAACAACCTTGGCGGCGATATTGTAGAATGCGGTACGTGGAGGGGCGGACTTGCTGCCCTCATGTTACAGCATGTATTAGATCATAATGTTAGTAAGCTAATCTTTATCTATGATACATTTGAAGGTATGCCAGAGCCTGGTGATAAGGATCATCCAGATGCTTTAAGACGATACAGCGAATTGAAGGATGGTGAGTATTCAGATTGGTGTAGAGCTGGGATTGATATCGTTAGAGACACACTAAGACAAGTAACAAAAACGTACAGTGACCATTGCTACCTTATTGAAGGTAAAGTAGAAGATACACTAGAAGTATTTGGGCCAGAGGCAATCGCTCTTTGTAGATTGGATACAGACTGGTACTCTTCTACCAAGATTGAAATGGAAGTCCTCTTTCCAAGAGTCGTCAAAGGTGGCTATATCATTGTAGATGATTACTCAGACTGGCCTGGATGTAAGTTGGCTGTGGATGAATACTTGGCCAACGTAGAAGAAGACTACAACCTATCAATAGAAGACGGATCTTTGGTGATACACAAACTATGAAAAACTATTTTATAAGAGAAGGCTATAAGGTTCGTTTAGAGAACATGTTCTACAATGATACGAACATGAAGGACGAATGGCAGAAGGAAGTCTATGAGTATGCTCGTCTTCAATTCAATCTTCACAATCTTAAAAGTGTTTGGGATATAGGCACAGGGTCTGGTTATAAGCTCTTGAAGAACTTTGGTGACGTAAAGACACTTGGCACTGATCTTACGCCGACTGTTAATTGGTTAAGAGCGACTTATCCAAATAGAGACTGGTCTGATAGTTTTGAAGTCTTTCATGGCTATGATATGATCATCTGTTCTGATGTCATTGAACACATTCCTGATCCAGACCCTCTCTTGGATACAATCGAACAAGCAAATCCAAAACTGATTGTCTTCTCTACTCCAGAGCGAATGTTGTTCCCAAGAGGCTATGATGGTCCACCTGATAACGTCTGCCATGTAAGAGAGTGGACGTTCGATGAATTTGGCAAATACATCGATTCCAGGTTCCAGGTCTTAGACCACTTCATATCTAACGAAAAACAGGCTACCCAATGCCTGCTAGCAGCCGTCAGAAACACGTAATTCCAAAATCCCTGTAGAATCAATAAGTTACAGTTCCTTTAGAATCAAGCAGTTACTAACTCCTTGATTTTACGTGTTGCCTTAATTGACCATTCGCGTATAGTGGGCGACATGGAAACAATAACTGCAATTGAACAAGAGGCCTGGAACGAGTACGAACTCGTCCAGGGTGATATTGACGTCAAGCGCGAGGAGCAAGAGCAACTCGCTTGGATTGAGAGCCGCCTTGGCGGTTGGGATGATCTCGAGGACTACATCTAATGACGCTAAACGAATATGATAAGCTGTTGAGGGGCCATGACTGGTACTACAACTACTCAGACGATGGTCGTGTTTGGCGGGCTGGTGAAAGTGTCCAGAGTCAGATTGTGAGTCTTTCTAAAATGTCGGAAGACCATCTTACCCTCTATAACGCTTGGAGTAAGTATTACTTTTCTGGTCCAAATTTCAACTCTGAGAAATTTACGAAAGAGCAGTTGGACGAAGTCCGTAAGACACTAGGAGTACTTTAATGTCTGCAAAGCAAACTGAATTGAATTCTAATCTTGCTAAGATGTTCACCGACCTTCTCTTGAAGCAGGGTGGACCAATGTATGCTGTTGGTTATCTCCAAAGCATGCTTGCCATGGAGATGGACCGGAGTCCGAAATTCCGTGATCGGATACTTGAACGAATTGCTACTAACAAACAGAGGGCTGCATAATGGGCTTTTTAAGTGAACTTGATATTGAAATTAACGACATGATCTCTCAGGGTGCTACTTGTGATGAGGTCCTTGTTAAGTATCCGTTCTTGAGTGAACGAGAACTTGAGGCATACTTCAATCGTGAGTATGATTGGGATATGACCGATGCTGATGTTGTCAGCTATGATGATCTTACCAATGAACCAGAAGAGGTTTGGTTAGGAGATGAACATTACTAAGAGCCAACGTAAGCGTACACTCGACACTCGTCGTCTGTACAAGTTTGAGAAGGAATGGTTCCGTGGTGAACCAAACCTTTCAATCAAGGTACTACAGGAACTTGCATATGACATTTGGAAGGAAGCTGGATATACTGGTCACTACCATGGTGACAAAGTTAAACCAATGCCTACTGTTGTGGCCGGCAAAGGAACTAAGTATAATGGTCGGTATTATTCTTATTGCGATGGCGAACGAGTAGAACTTGCTCGCTCTGAACGTAAGAAGTATGTACTGATCCACGAAATGGTTCATGCACTTGGCTATGATGACCATGATGAAGATTTTGTTGACAAATACTTCGAATTGTTGGATTATTACAAGGTATGTGATCGCCGTACGCTTCTCCAGATAGGTGTTGAATATGGCATTCGTGAAGAACCTGAAGCGGACATTTGGTAATGATTGATAAAATTTTCAATGAGTTGGCTGCCACCTCCTCTCGTCTAGAGAAGGAGGCTATCCTAACAGAGAACAAGAACAATGCTGTTCTTAGATGGGCATGTTTCTTGGCGCTTGACCCATTCACTAACTTCTACATTAGGAAGATTCCGAAGTATAAGACAGGAATTGGTCCCTATACTACTCTGCAACAGGCTCTTGATAGTTTGTATTCACTATCCTCAAGACAGGTAACAGGTAATGCTGGTATCGAGTTCCTGACAAAACTGTTAGAAGAAGTTGAGCCAGAAGATGCTCGTGTAGTTGAGCGAGTGATCGAAAAGGATCTTCGCTGTGGAGTATCAGAGGCTACTGTCAACAAGATTTGGCCTAACCTTGTTCCAACATATCCTTGCATGTTGGCTTCTGGTTACGAGGAGAAACTCGTCAACAAGATCACATGGCCAGCTAACGTCCAGCTAAAGTTGGATGGTATGAGGTTCAATGCTATCGTCAAGAGGGGGACTGTTGAGTTCCGTTCGCGTAATGGTAAATTGCTAAACCTTCTTGGTCAGCTTGAGCAAGAGTTCTTAGCCATTGCTGGCAACGATGAGGTCGTCTTTGATGGCGAACTCAATGTCATGGATACTGACTCGATGCAGTTCATGGCAAGACAGGTTGGTAATGGCATCCTATCAAAGGCTCAAAAGGGCACATTGACACTTGGTGATGCTGCTTTGATCCATGCTACTGTTTGGGATTGGATTCCGTACGCTGACTTCTTAACTGGCACTTGTACAATGCCATACCGCATGCGTCTGAACTCATTGTTCGCTTCTATGGATAATGCAGCATATGAGAAGACAGAATTCCGGGTTGGCAAGGTTCATAAGGTCTGGAATAAGAATGTGGATAACATTCAACAGGCCCAAGAGGTATTCGAAGAGATGTTAAGTGAAGGTCAAGAAGGTATCATATTAAAAGATTTCCTCGCTCATTGGGAGGACAAGCGTGCCAAACACCAGATCAAGTTTAAAGGTGAACTCGAGTGCGATCTGATGTGCGTCGATTGGGTCGAGGGCACTGGTAAGAATGCCGGTCGCTTAGGTGCCCTGGTTCTCGAGTCGTCCGACGGTGCGATTAAGGTAAACGTCGGCACTGGATTTACTGACCACGATAGAGATGTTATCACTAACAAAGTTATTGGTAAGGTCATTGCTATCAAATATAATGGTCGTATTGTAGATACTAGAACTGGTGTTAGCAGCTTGTTCCTCCCTGTGTTCCTTGAAGTGAGGAACGATAAGAATGTGGCTGATGATTCGAAGAGTGTCAAATAACTGTTGAGTTTTCTATATACATATTGTATAGTGATAAATATTTCTACTTGAGGTAAATTAATGTCTAACGAAAAGGTATTGAATGTTGCCCTTACCGTGGATGAGTTGAATCTTGTGCTCTCTGCACTTGCCGAACTCCCAGCTAAGGTTTCTATGAATTTGATTGGTAAAGTTACCGCCCAGGCCCAGCAACAGTTGCAGGCTCAGGCACCAGAGGTTGACAATGGCTAATAGAAGTGATTTCCAAGCTGACCTTCCTCGTCAGTTCAAGCGTATGCTCGCTATGGAGCGTGCGTATGGTTGGATTAAAGACAATAACGAGTACAGCTCATTGAAGCAACTATGGGTCGAGGCTCATCGCCACCATCGTGCTTATTATAACAAGCGTGGTACAATGGCTGTCGGTCAGAATATTGATGAGACTAGTGAATGAACACGATTGACTACTTCGGTAAAGAGTTAGTACTCAAACCTATCAATAAGGTTCGTGTGCGCTTCCGTGATGGAGCGTGGCACGTTGAGTATCGCTCTAAGAAGTGGTTTTTCAATTTCTGGAGTGTTGAAGGTCAGTATCGTGACTTCATGGATGCTAAAACAAGAGCAGAAACTTTGAAGACCCAAGGCGGCTTCTTCACACTCCAGGATATGGTAATCGAGATGGATGTCAATACAGATGTTATTGAAGACCCTGTGGTTGAAGATCCTGTTACAGAAGTAGTTGAGGAACCAAAGAAGAGTTGGTTTGCTCGAATATTCCAAAGGTCCTAAACAAAAGGGCCTATAGCATAACGGTTAATGCAGAGGACTCATAATCCTTTGATTCTAGGTTCAAATCCTAGTGGGCCCACCAATATAATATTATGGATTCAAGACAACAAACATTACAATACATGATGCTCGAGGCATGTGAACTATCTAAAGTTTGCGCTGAGGCCTTGATGGCAATCCATAAAAACAAGGCCGATGCCAAAGTTGAAATTCAAGTGGCATGCCTCCTAAATGCAATCAGAGAAGCAACAGAGCAACTAAAGTTCGATGAGAACAGAATGATGGCTGCTGTTGAGAAAGAACAAATGAGACGGGAGAAGGAATTATGAGTTTGTTTGATAGTAGTTATTCACACTTTACTTTCACGTATCGTTGTAATGGTAAAGATGTTACAGTGAATCTTGACAAGCAAGATGCAACTGTACCTCAGGTTCTTGAGGAGTTCATGAACTTTATGAAGGCCTGTGGTTATTGTTTTGATATTGATGATCGTCTTGATGTAGTTAATGATTTCAAGCACGATCAATCTTTTGATACAATGATTAGTGAAGAGGAAGCCGAATCGCGAGCCTATCAGCAAGCAACTAATGGCAGTGTAAAGTCTGTGAATCCCAACTGGCCTAACGACTGGCCTGATCCAGAAGTCACCAACTTCGGTGTTGGAAGTTGGGTCGAGTATGATGCTAATGGAGTTGCCAAAGAATATTCTTCATACAAAACAAAGGATTATTAACATGCCAGCAAAAACAGGTACAAAGGGTTACGGTAAGGGTCGTGCTAAGCTAGGTTCCAAGAAGCGCAAGGCTCGTCGTAAGAAGAGTTAATGACAAAAGTAAATTCAGTTACACCCAAGTATGATATTACTTGGTATGTCAAGTGGACCGCCAGCCTAATTACACTCGTTGGTATTACAGTGAGGGCAAGTGGTCTGATCCAATTTCAATGGATTGATCTTGTCTGTAGTTGGATTGGTGCTTGTGGTTGGTTCTTCGTTGGATTCAAATGGAATGATAGAGCGCTAATGATTCTTAATGGTGTCATTGGTGTTGTTTTGTTTGGTGGAATACTGAGAGTAATATTCACATGAAAATTTCTATCGGCAAGTATCCGAAGAAGGGCGAGCAGAAAGTCTCTGTTCGTATTGATCCATGGGACACTTGGTCTATGGATCGTACACTTGCGCTCATTATTCATCCGATGCTCAAGCAGTTGCACAAGACTAATCACGGTGCTCCTTACACTGATGATGACGATGTGCCAGAGAACATTCGTTCTACAAATGCCAAACCAAAGAAGAATGAATGGGATACAGACTCCAACCATTTCAAGCGTTGGGACTGGATCATGAGAGAGATGATCTGGGCATTTGGTGAACTTGTCAAAGATCGTGATCCAAACTTCTGTATCAAGAAAGGCAAGTACAAATGGGTGCAGAAAGAAGGTGAAGACTTTAGTGAAAGAGTGACTCTTGTCGAGCCAGTTTATGATATGGAAAAGATGAAAGCATATCATGATCGAAAGAAAAATGCCTTTCGTTTGTTTGGCAAGTACTACGAGAACCTTTGGGATTAATTATGAGACGTGATTGGCGTTATGTTGAAAAGAACTGTCATTACTATTTCCAGAAACATAATGGGTTAGTAATTGGGCAGGCATATAATCTTGCGCACACTATTGTTTGGGGTGCCAAGATTCCTATAAATGCAAATGAAGATTTACATCTTGGTCAGTACATTGAACTTGAATTTGCTAAGAAAGCGATTGAAGAATATTGGGGGGAGAAGGATAGAACAATAGACCACATGTTCCCTGATTCACAAAGGCAACTAGTTCAACAGACAAATGGAAGTTAAGATATACAGAAACTTTATCACCGAAGAGGAGAGGCTGCATCTTAAAGAGTATGCAGACAATAACTTTAAGGACGGACGCTTCTGGCCAAATCACACCTACTCTAAGAGATGGATTTTGGTATTAAAAAGAAATCCACAAGCAGACCTCAATGGTGCATACTACACAAAAGAAATTCATAGTTTGCACTTACGAATCCTCTCCACATTAGGTCTACCTGATGCCCGTATTGACCCTCGATTGGGATTCATAATTTCCTACATTGAGCCAGGTGGTTTTATTCACAAGCATAGAGACATCTACTCAGACCCAAATTGGAAACATATGATTAATTATAGATTCAATATTGTAGTTGACAGAGGAACAGACGTATCGTATAATCCAGTTATTGAAAACATATCCTATGATATTGGAAAGGGTGATGCTTGGTCATTCAGTGCAACTAACAATCTTCACTATACATTACCAATAGCTGGACCCGAAAACAGAATTGTCTACCAATTTGGATTTGCCATTCCTAAAGAAGTATAGTATAATACCTTCATGAACATTTTTATTGTAGACCGTAACCCTGTTGTTGCAGCCGAGATGCTATGCGACCAGCATGTTGTTAAGATGGTCACCGAGAGTGTTCAAATGCTATCAACTTGCCATAGGGTGTTAGATGGCAAGATGGAGATTGCCCCTTCTAACTCTGGTAAGCGGAATGTTCCTCGTTATCGTTTAGCTGATGGTAGAGATAAAGTTCTTTACCATGCAGTTCACTTTAAACATCCATGTAACATTTGGATTAGAGAAGATATCATTCATTACGAATGGTTAATGAGCCATACAGCTGCTTTGAGCTTTGAGTATACGAAGCGTTACAAAAAGATTCATGCTTGCCATAGTATAGTTGAATACCTTGTGAACGTTGGTGCTCCATTGAACATACCAAACTTTACAACTGGTTCAAGGTTACTTGGCAATCATAAATTTGTTCAGGCAATGCCAGATGAATATAAAGACCCAGACCCCGTAAAGGCTTATAGAAACTTTTACGTTGGTAGCAAGTCAAAGTTTGCTCGCTGGCGATTCACAACTCCTCCTAAGTGGTATACAGATGCAACTGCAAAGTCCGTACGAAGCGTATCAACTTTACGTAGCGATCAAGAATCACTTTCATACTAGTTACGACTTTTTTAAATACAATGGCAAAGTCAAAGTTCAGTTCACTGCTTTTGAAGTTCGTAAGGACAAGTATTTCTTTTCGAAGCTTCAGAAACATAGTGATCCTATTGGTCTTCTTGTATCTAACTTTGTTGATGATCCTAATGCGTGGATCGGAGACATAGTAAACGCTGAAATGAGTGAGGACGTCTATCTTCGTTGGAAGAAAAGACAGGACTCTATATCCTATACATTCCAGGAAGACCTAAAGAAGTTACCTAACGATATAGACGAATCGCTGAGGGTGGTTGATGGTCAACATCCAAAGCTGCTAAAACTTCTTATTGGGACTACTATTTATCCAGAAACCGTAATCTTGCTAAATTCCCAATTGAACTTCTTCCCTTATTGGGAAAAGGAGATTCTGGACCCAGCAGTATGGCCAGTTGAACATAACAAGCTCGTAAAGTACAAACCATTCGTTAGGTTTGACAAACAAAAAACTAAGAAAATAACTGTTGACTATTTTGAGTTATAGAGGTAAGATAAATAGTGTATATGATGATTGTTTGTGAATACGTTCTATACACTAATACATTTAATACGGAGAATACATATGGCAAGTTCATTTAATCAATTGAAGCAAGGTCGTAAGAGTGACTTCGATAAGCTAGCAAAGGCTGTCGAGAAGCTCAACGAGAAGCAGGGTGGCAGTAACGAGGACAATCGTTTCTGGCAGCCTGGAGTAGACCAAGCTGGTAACGGTTTCGCCGTTATTCGTTTCCTTCCAGCACCTGCTGGCGAAGACAATCCTTTCGTACGAGTCTTTTCACATGGCTTTAAGGGTCCAGGTGGCTGGTTCATTGAGAACTGCCCAACTACCCTTAATGAGAAGTGCCCTGCTTGTGAAGAAAATACTAAGCTCTGGAACAGTGGCGTTGATTCCAATAAGAAGATTGTTTCTGAGCGTAAGCGAAAGCTAAATTTCATTTCTAATATCTACGTTGTTCGTGATCCAGCGAATCCCTCTAACGAAGGTAAGGTATTCTTGTACAAGTATGGCAAGAAGATCTATGATAAGATCAACAACGCAATGTATCCTGAGTTTGAAGATGAGAAGGCAGTCAATCCTTTCGATATGTGGGAAGGCGCTGACTTTAAGTTGAAGATTCGTAAGGTCGAAGGCTATCGTAACTACGATAAGTCTGAGTTCGATAGTCCTGCTGCACTCCTTGATGATGATGCTAAGCTCGAGAAGATTTGGCAGAGTGAGCATTCACTTGCCAGCTTTACTGACAAGAAGGAGTTCAAGGGCTATGAGGATTTGAGTGCTCGTTTGGCCAAGTCCCTTGGTCACGCTGCTCCAATGACTCGTGCCACTGAAGAGGAAGAAGAGGAGGCTCCTGTCTACCGTCCTAAGGCAGCCCCAGCCAAGCAAGAGAAGGAAGCATGGAATTCTGATGATGAGGCATTCACGCCTTCTGACTCTGAAGATGATCTTCCAAATTTCTTTAAGAAGTTAGCTGAAGAATAATATCATTGGTGAGCGTGTAGACGCATCGATTGATGATATGGAGGGGCCAGGAAACTGGCCCCTTTCTTTTTAGAATGTACCAGCCATTTGAGGGTAACTTACTCTACCACCAAAGATGCCATAGGCGCTTAGTGGTGCATTGACCACTTGACTTTGTGGGGCACTTATAATTGATTGTTGAGGAGCAACAATGTTTGTTTGGCCGCCACCACCGCCGCCACCCTGGGCAGCAGCAACTCTTTGTGAGTCTGTGTTAATTGCCTGGCCAGGGGTTCTTGTTTGTACTGGTCTCATAGCAATTGCTGGTTGAGCACCTGGTGTCGCGCCTGGTGCTTGAGCAGGTGCAGGTTGAACATTTGACACAGCCCCAGGAGCTGCTGCAACAGCAGCTGGTTGGTTAGCTGCAGTGGCTGTTTGAACTGGCACGGCTGCACTTCTCTGGGCTGGTGATGTTTGTACAGTGGCTGGAGTGCTTTGGGCTGGTGCTTGTTGTGAAGGAGGAGTCGTTCTTACTACTGGAGCAGGAGTAGTACCTGGCTTAGTTTCTCCTGCCTTAACTGCCTGTTCTGCCTTTGCAGCATTGTCTTTTGCCTTCTCATCAGCCTTCTTAGCTTCTGCAGCTGCAACTTCTTCTTGTATTTCACCAGTCCCAATTACTTTACCAATCATTGTATCAGGTGGGAACATTGAGACAAGAAGTTTCTTAGCCATTTGACCAATATCAAAATCAAATAATTCCTTTAGAGCATCACCTAAGGATTTGAATGGGGCAGTTATGATATCAATTAACAACATTGGTACTGCACCAAGTAACTCTAGGATACCTCCTATAATATCTTCGCCTGAGAAGATCTTACCAAATGCTCCAGTTATACTTTCAAAGAATCCTGTGAATGCTTGCTTCACTGTATCAAACATATTTTTAATGAACTGGGATAGCAGTCCACTAAAGTCAAATGCAGCAATCTTATCTCCAAGCTCATCAAACCCTAGTAGGGAAACAAGCTTACCAAGTAACCATGTGCCTAGGTCTCCGATCCAACCAACGAGTCCAGTTATTACGCCTGATGTGAATCCCTTAATAGCACCAAACACTCCCTCTTCATCAAAGCCCTTAAACGCTCCTTGAATGCCTTGGAATAGAGCCATAACGGTTGAGATAACAACACCAATAGGACCTAGTAGTCTACCAATCTTAGCAAACATTTGACCTGTCTTGGCAAAGAACTGGCCAGCCTTAGCAGCCCCTTCTGTTACCTTACCAACATTGCCAATCTTACTAATCAAGTTGAATACTGTTTTAAAGGAATCAACTACTACATCGATTGCCTTACCAATTGTGCCACCCTTAAAGAACCCTGCAATCTTAGCTCCTGCTCCGGAGAAGAATTTGCCAACGTTCTGGAATACAGCTGTAATTTGTTGAGCTGTCTTAGAGGACATTACAACAAGTTCTCTGAATGTATTAACTATTGATTTAGTAAAGCCACCGCCTGCTGACTTTATACCACTAACAAGGCTCATGAATGCGCCTTTTATCATTCCAACTAATTGAGGTAATGACTTAATAATCTGAAGTACTATATTATTGACAGTTTTTCTAAACCCAGCCAGGCCAACATATAGTGCTGCAAAGATAGTTAGAATCTTACCAAATGTGGATTCAAAACCACCAAGTGCCTTTGATAATCCAATAATAAAACCACCAACCAATGGTAGTAATACTTTCTCCATGAATTCAAAGAAGCGCTCTAGAGCTGACTTTTGCTTAACTTCCTTTTTCTCTGCTTCTGGCTTCTTGCCTGCTTCTCTGGCGGCCTCTATCTGCTGCCCTTCATTTGCCATTGTAGTTTTGGCTTGGGCACTAAGTGCATCCTGAACTTCTTTAAGAGAAGTAACCTGGGCTTCCATCTTACCAGCTATGTTGTAAATGTTGTCGGCAATCTGTACAACAAACGGAAACATCTTTTCAACAATAGATGACTCTGCCATTTTCTCTATAGCTGGAACCATCTTATCAGCCAGCACAGCATGAAGAGCATCAATCTTTTGAATGATGACTATCTGGTTTTTTTCAATTTGTGTGTTATCTAATTTTGGTAAAGCCATTATACGTCTTTATATCCTGATTTACGCAATCGTTCCTTTTCTTTCTCGATATAATCAACAAGCATAGCAACGTAAATATCACGTTCAAATGGCAAAAGATCTTCAACATCACTAATAGAATATTTATGGTGTTGGCATAACGCAAACACTGTTTGATAGTAATTGGCTAGGTTGCTATACCCAGCCATTACTAGAAAAAATTCTCGAGGCCCTCAATTGTTAGTTCTTTAACTACCTTTTCTTCTGTTACATACTTTGCATGATATACAAGTTTAGGCATTGATTCAAAAAATTCCTGGATCTTCTCTACATGCTGGACACTGAGGGATAGAATAAATTCATCTAGTTCTTTTTCAGAGTAATTAACTGTATCAAATACTTGTTCGCCTTCATATACTTGGGCGACACAACCTCTTAGAACAGCTAGAGTGGAATCAGTCTTGTTTTCATTAGCACCAATTTTAGCCAATGTCTGGAAAGTAGGATAACGCAATACGACACCAATTGACTCAGTCAACTTAATGTTGTTGCTAACATCAGCTTTCTTTTCAACCTGGACTTTGTCTAAGTTAATTTCCACTTCATAGAACTTACCATCATCCTTATCCTTGACTTGGACCTTAGAGATGTTTGAGACAGACTTTGCTCTTAGACAAACAAAAAAGTATTCAAGATCAATTGCAGCCAAACCATCAACATCTACTGGATCAATAGCACAATTGTTGATAAGCTGTTTGTATACATTGACAATATCCTTTCTTTCACCTGACTCTTGCGCCATTAGAAGAAGCTTTTCCTCTCTAACTGTGAATGGTCTATAGTGGATTACTTTACCTGTAGATGGTAATGTAAGTTGAAATATTGGTTGACTAATCTTTGGTAATGGCATAATGCACCTCAATTGTTAAATTATAAACCTGGGATTTTACCCTTCACTGCACCTTTAAGATCTTGTATGAGACCCTTCTTTAGCGAAGTGTTTAATTGTTTTAGAGACCCCAATGTGCTCTTTATTTCGTTAGCAGTATTAAGAATGTTAATACCAGCCTGGACAAATTCATTACCCATTGTTGCCTTTCTGACGTCATTGACCTTAGAGACAGACTCAGTACGAACCTTCATTGCGCCATCTCTCAAGCTTCTTGCAAAGTCGTTAACAGCTTGAAGTTTCGGATTTGTAAATGCCTTACCTGACTGTCTTGAGGTTGTCTGGGGTGGTTCGTGTGAAAGTACTGGAGGAACTGGTACTTGTCTTGCAGGGGCGGCACCAACATCTGGAGGAACTGGAACTTGTGGAATATTGATACTTCTTTTACCTGGTAGGTTGACAACTGTTCTCTCGAATGATCTATACGAGAATGTTACATTGAATTGTAGTATTTCATTACCAGATTGCCAACTTAAACTTGGCTCAGAAATGTTGATAGGATAAGCATCAAACAATGTGTATATTGCCAATGCGGCATCCTGAGGAGATCCTGGATCACCACCTGGCTTATCATTAAACAACATGATATCAATTTTTGTCGAGTACCAGCTTCTATAGGCAACCTGGTTACTGAAGGCTCCTGATCTCACTTCCTGCTGATCGTGACTTAGGTTGACAACGTTTCTTAACCACTCATAAAAATAATTAATTGAAATACCATCTGCGTCAACATAAAACGTCATTGTGATGTCTGTTGTGGCAATGTCATATGGCATTTTAACAATTGGCCCAGCACCATAAATTCTAGCTTCTTGAGTAAGAATTTGCATACCAGGAAGCGACGTGGCTGATGTTAGATAGGCTAAATTGTAATCATACTCTGTGTTCAGAGCCCAGATTGGAGGCAGAATATAAACTAAGAAGTTTGATGGCTTAATAAAGCCACCATTAGTTTCTGATTTAAATTTTTCTATGTTGAATGCCATTAAAACATCTCTTTTGAATCTTGCCAGACATCTCTCTTGTTAGCACCCCTAAACTGTTCTGATGGAACAAATAAAGCTAGGTTCCATTCCTTAGGGTCAATATAAAGTAGTTGTGATGATAAATGTGGTGTCAAATAATGCTTTACACAAGGCCTAAACCATCTATATTTAGATGCTGAGTTAAGTATATCATAAGTGATCTTCAGCCTTGTTGTCTCATCAAACTTTGTATTACTAATTGTATTATATAGAGAATCCATTAAAAGTGCTCTATATCTTGGAGCAAGATAATGAATATTCAAACCATAGAATCCACCAGCAACTCTTCTTATTGGAAACACTAGTGGAAATCTATCATAGTATGGCAATTCATCTTTATATTTAGGTTTATATAAAAACATGTATAGTCTACCAATCAATGGCACTCTTCTATACCTGTCAATATCTTTAATAAACTCTTTAGGTAAAACATCTCTAGGAGAAAGTCCAACATACTTCTGCTTTAGCCATGCTAGAGACTCAGCTGAATTATCTAATACAATACCATCCCTCTCAGCTTCCATTAGAAGCTTTTGAAATCCAGGAATGTTAGTAGTTGTAGCCATTAATCTCTCGTTCAGTTAGTATCTGAAACTTCCATTTCCTCTCGTCGCAAAACTCCTGACAAGCCTTCCATTTAGCATTGTTGATTCCCCAGTTCTTAACATCATGAATATATCTTGGTGTTATCCTACTTTTCTTCTCTGGTGGCCTTGTTTGAGAAGATGGTTTAATTTCTATAACAATCCTATCAACATTGCCATTCTTATCTCGTCTCTTAACACTAAAGTCAGGGAAGTACCTATGGTATCTACCATCAATTGGTGATAGATATGGCACAAAGAACTCTTCACTTGACCACTCTAAAACATCAGGATGTGTATCCAGATAGTTCATCAATTTTAGTTCCAAAGATGAACGATAAATAACATTGGTGGGGTCACCTTTGTATTTTTGTGGATTTTTGACTTTATAACGCCCCTTATAACTCATATAGGTATTTATATGGCTAGCTCAGGTCCTTCAAAATCAAACAATCCCAATGTTGTTTTGGCAGCAGATAGAGCCGGAAGAGGCTCAGGATCACGCGGTAGAGGCGGGGACGCTTTATTACACTTTCCAGCTGCGCCAGAGAAGTTAGGAATGGGAATGTTGTTTGCTTTCAAGAAATTCACTTATGGCGGACCTGGCGGGAAGTCTACAATTGCAACTGATGTTACTCAAGCTCACATTGCCTTACCGTTACCAGAAAACCTTGTTGATAGTATTGGCATCAACTATGAAACTGCTGATTTAGGATTGGCTGCAGTGGGGTTTGCAGCAGGTGCCAAGACAGGAGAAGCTATCAAAAGCTTTATGAGTACCCAAGAAACCCAGGCAGAGGGTAAAGATAGTGGAGGCGTCACCCCCGGCGGCACAGCTGAGTATGTGATTAGATCTCTTGCACAAGTATCAGGTTCTGTAAGTGGATTGTTAAATCTTAACGCTGGCAATGTTCCTAATCCATTCCAGACTGCCATCTTTAAGAATGTCGAGATCAGACAACACAATTTCACATTTAGGCTTACACCAGAAACACCTGAAGACTCAGTAATGATTGCAAAGATTATAAGTGAATTAAAGTTTCACGCCCTACCTGGTGGTTCAGCAAGTAGTACATTTCTTAGCATGCCAGATGAAGTAGATGTATTGTTCTTTGGTACAAACGCATTATATGGTTTTGCGAGATGTGTAATCAAAAGAATTCAAGTCAACTACGCACCCCAGAATGTGCCATCGTTCTTTAAGAATACAGCAGAAAGTAAACTAGTTGGTGCCCCACAGGCTGTTGAACTACAGATTGAGTTGAGTGAAATTGAACAGCTAACGAGATCATCATACCAAGCTGAATTTAATAACATGGACAATTTAAGTGGTCCACAGTCACCAGAAGGAGCTGAGTCATTACCAAGTGCTGAGCAACCTGGTAACAAACTAAGATCTGGTGTAGATAACCCAACTCAAAGATACTTAAATGGTGGGGGTACCTAATGGCAGTAAACTATTTTAAAAATTTTCCTGTTGTTCAATATAATGAGCATGCTTTAAGGAACATAATTCTTAAAGCTAAAATTGGTAAGAACCTAATTCAATCTTATGATGCCTACTACCCATATACTATCAAAGCAGGAGAGACACCAACGTCTCTTGCTTACGATTATTATGGATCAGTGGAATATGTTTGGTTAATTTTTTTAGTAAATGATATTGTTGATCCATACTACGATTGGCCAATGGACGATAGCATTTTTGATGAGTACATTGTAAAGAAGTATGGTAGTATTGCTACAGCAATGAACATATCGTTGAGTTTATACTATCGTAATTCTAATTATTCATACTATATGACAAAAACAACGTATGACAATATCTCGGCTGGGGAAAGAACAGGATGGCAGCCAATATCTAATTATAATTATGAACTTATTCTGAACGAAGAAAAAAGAAAAATTAAACTTCTCGATAGATCAGTAGTAGTCGATGTATCATTTGAGCTGGAAAGGGTGTTGAAGAAGGTCAATAAAGTATGATAGCACAGGATGTTGTGGCCCAGCCATTTATTATTAATAACAAGCAGGTTGACCAATTTGGCTATAAGGCGTTATTAATTAAAAATACAAATAATTCTAAAGCTCAATTTAATTTTACAACATACCTTCAGAGGTTTTCTTTATTTGAAGGTATGTTCTCAAAATTTATGTATGTTGAAGGACAGATCTTTGATGGTGCTGGTTTTGTAAAAACAATTGGCATACAGGCTGGCGATATTATTAGAATTGACTTATTTAAACAACCAGAAGATTCCTTAGATGATATTATTTCTGGTGAGTTTTATATTGAGTCAGTGAGTGGCAGTACAAGACTTGTCAGTGGCAAAGGTGAAATTTTTACATTTAGAGCTGTATCTAAAATTGGGTTTATGGCCCTAAAAACAAAAATTAAAAGATCATTCAATGGTAAAGCGTCAGAAATTATACAACAGATTTGTGATAAATTTTTTGATCTTGAACCAGGTAAAGTCAGTGCAAACAATATTGAAGAAACATTTGGTGTTTTAAACATATCAGCTTCTTCTCTACAACCCTTTGATGTAATTGAAAGAATAAACAGCCAGGCAGTATCACCAGCAAACAAAGCTGGAGATAATAATTTTTTCTTCTATGAAACAAGACAGGGTGTTGTATATAAGTCTCTAAGAAAGATAGTTCAGGATGCTAACACATTTAATTATATTATTCCTGCTGATAAAAATAGAAGTGAAGAATCTGAGGACCTAGATTATTTTAGAATTCTTGAGTTTGAAGTCAAGACTACAGATAATCATAGTCAGAAGCTTAATGAGGGTGTGCTCGAAAACCAAACGCTAACCTTTGATTTTATATCAAGAAAGATTGAAAAGAAAACATTTAAACTCAAGGATAACTTTAAAGATATATTATTAATGGGTGAGAATTTAAAGTTTGATATGGATGAAATTGACAATCTTGTTGGAGATGAGCAGCGTACAACAGATGAAGAGCAGAACGTCTTTCCAAGATGCAGTAGCAAATCTTATGATCAACAAGAAGATTTTATTACTCTCAAAAGAGGGCCTACCCAGGCACAATATCAATTAATGAATCAGACTGTTATATCTTGTAGAGTGCTTGGTAATCCAAAAATTAAACCGGGCGACATAATTGAACTTAAAGCTGCCCAGGCTGATCCATCTGATATAGAACAACGAGACCCATTTTTAAATGGTAAATTTTTAGTTGGTAGTGTTAAGCATATTGTTATAGATGCTGGAACCTATGAAACAGTTATTGATTTATTTAAGGATGGGTATGAGCTTGATATCTCAAACTTTAGAAGAGACACCAATAGCAACTTAATTAAACAAAGACAATAATATGGAAACAGGTCAATCAAATTTTAAAAATATGGTTTGGTTCATGGGTGTTGTTGAAGACATTAATGACCCAGAAAGCCTCAATAGAGTGAGAGTCCGCTGTATCGGTTACCACACAGCAGATAAGACTTTAATGCCAACTGCTGATCTGCCTTGGGCTCCATTCATTTCTTCCACAGCTCAGATGTCATCTCCAATGGTTAACCAAGGCGATTGGGTTGTTGGATTTTTTGTAGATGGAGAACAGGCTCAGCAACCAATAGTTTTTGGTTCAATGGTAGGTAAGCCAGGTGAACCAGCAAATCCAAACGAAGGGTTCTATGACCCACAAGGCATCCATCCAAGATTTCCTGGAGAAGGAACAAATCCCAGACATGCTAGAGGTGAGGCTGGAACACCAGACAGAAATGCTGTAGCTTTTTCAAGGTCAACTGCAACATCAGGCGTACCAATTGCTGATGGTACTAAGTTTGCAGAGCCCGAGTCAAAGTTTGATGCAAGATATCCAGCTAACCATGTTATGGAAACAGATGGGGGTCATGTCTTTGAAATGGATGATACTCCTGGAGCAGAGAGAGTACAAATATTCCATAGGAAAGGATCGTTTATTGAATTCCACCCAGATGGTTCTATTGTCCATAGAGGGGCCCAAGATCGTTACCAAGTTATTTTTAATAACGAGAATGTTTATGCCGGTGGAAATATGAATCTATCGGTTGTTGGTAATGTTAATATTTTATCAGGTACTGATACAAATATATCCACAGGTGGAGATGCTACCTGGAGAGTTGGTGGTAATCTAAAAATGGATATTGGTGGCAACTTTGATGTAGCAGTTGGTGGTGCCACAAACATTGACACGGGTGGTGGAACAATTGTTTATTCAGGTGGTACAGTTGAATTACAGGGTAGTGAGGTTCATTTCAATAGACCAACAGCTAAACCCCTTGGAGCAATTCGAGCACCAGAAAGTATTACTAAATCAGAGGCTGGTGGCCCAACCGTATTTGAAGTATATGCGTTTGATGATGATGTCGAAAAATCATTAGAGGAATATAACAATGTTATTGTATCAAATGGATTGATTCCAGCCGATAACACACCACCAGTTGAAGGTGCTTCTGATACACCACCCGCTGGTGGTGAAAACAAAAACGTTAAATGTGGTTCTATTATTCTACTTGATGATTATAAGAAAGTAAAGGTGTCCAAAAACTTTACATTAGCGGACTACACGCAAAATGGAACAAGAAGGTTGAGGGATCAAGGAGGTCTCACTGCAGCAGATATTCTATGTAATATTGTTAAGCATGCTGAGAATATTATGGAACCAATTGTAGCTGCAGGATTTAGAGTATCAATAACCTCAGGCTTTAGAACACCAGACGTTAAGCTTTCTGGTGGTGGAACAAACAACAAGTCGGACCACAATACAGGCCGAGCCGTAGATTTTAATGTCTTTGGTATGTCAGCTTATGAAGCTGCACTTAAAATATATCCAATTGTTGGTAAAATTTCTAAGCAATTTTTCTTAGAATATAATCTGAATGGGGGTGGTCCTGGCTGGTTGCATATTGCCTATGCAGATGGGGCTAAGCATGCCCTTCCAATGGCAACATGGAGTGTTCCAAGAATCCATGCTCGTAACAAGTTTGTTGACCTGAAGCCTGGACAGAAACTAGGATGAGTGCTGTAGCCAGAAAAGACGATAAGGTATATTCCCCAACGGGGGTAGGCACACGCTGCGGTAATCCAGTTGATACAGCTGTAGGTGAAGTTAATTCTAGTTCTGTATTGGCAAACAATAGACTAATTGTTGTAAAAGGTAATAAGATAGCCCCACATAAAAAAAAGGGCTGTGAGCCTGACGAGTCAGTCCTTGACAAATACTCTCCAAACGTCTTTATAGGTGGTAAGGAGATAGGAAGAAAGGACGACCACTACGCTACGGGTACACCTGAGCAGAATACAATCACTGAAGGCTCACCAAATGTCTTTGCAAATGGTTAATATAAATAACCTTGATATAGAGGTTTTATATGTCTAGTTACACAAAAACAACTTCAACATTTATTAAGAAGAATGTCAGATACTCTGATTTGAGTATGAACTTTGGCAGAAATCCTTTCAATAGTGATCTTAATAGAATTACTGAGGTTGATAGTGTTAAGAGATCTGTAAAAAGTCTTATATTGACCAACAGATATGAAAGACTTCTAGATCCCGAAATTGGCGGCAATATTAGAGCGTTGTTGTTTGAGCCAATGTCATCAATGACGACTACAGTTTTAGAAGATTATATAACAGACACAATAAAAAATTATGAGCCTAGGGCAATCCTCGATAAGGTAGTTGCCACGCCAGATTATGATAGAAATTCTTACGAAGTAACAATACAATTCAGAATTAACTCAGTTGAGCAGCCCCAGACGCTTGAGGTTGCCCTAGAGAGGGTAAGATAATATGGCAAATGGATTCCTAACAACTTCTGAGCTAGATTTACAAAACTATAAGACTAGCCTAAGAACATTCCTGTCACAGCAGGATCAATTCCAAGATTACGATTTTGAAGGCTCGAACCTATCTGTATTGCTGGATCTTCTTGCTTACAATACCTTCATGAATGGTGTGTATCTAAATCTTGTTGGTAGTGAAATGTTCTTAGATACAGCTCAGCTTAGAGAATCAATTGTTTCACATGCTAAAGAACTAAACTATACGCCACGTTCTAGAACAGCTGCTGTTGCCTATGTTAACATTACTATTACACCTAGCGATGCTCCTGATTCTATTACAATTCCAAAATATTATGAGATCAATGGTAGGACAGATGATAATACAACCTACTTCTTTACAACCGATGAAACGATTATTGTTAGACCTGTAGATGGCGTCTATGCGGTTTCAAATGTTGCTGTTTACGAAGGCAATATTGTTAAAGAAGTATTTGTGGCAAACGCATCATCGCGCTATCTACTACAGTCTGCAAACGTAGATATCAATTCAATTAATGTTACCATCAGAGAATCAAACACTGCAACGACAGAAACAAAGTATAACAGAGAAACCTTCCTATTTGGTCTAAACAACACAGACAACATTTACTTTATACAGGGTGCTGAAGACCATCTATACGAGCTTGTTTTTGGTAATGGTGATATTGGTAAAGAACTTACAGATGGTAATTTAGTTACTATAAACTATAGAGAAACAAATGGTATTGATGCAAATGGTGTTGAAGCATTTACTGCTCCAAATGCTATTCAGGGTTATTCTACTATAGCAATAGCAACAGTTAGTGCTGCTGCATCAGGTTCAGAGCACGAGACAGATGATGAAATCAAGTTCAATGCGCCTCGTTACTTCCCTACTCAGAATAGAGCTGTCACAGTAGAAGATTATATTGCTCTAACAAAGCAAGCATTTCCATCCCTAGAAATTGTCACAGCATATGGTGGTGAAGAGACAGAACCTAAGCAATATGGTAAGGTAATTGTTGCAGCTAAACCAATTGGTGGTATCAAGTTGCCTACACCATTGAAGACACAGATTTATAATTTCTTAAAAGAAAGATCTGCTATTTCTATTGATCCAGTTGTTGTAGATCCAGAATACTTCTTTGCAGAAGTTGTGACAGAAGTTCTATATAATATTAACGAAACAACAAGATCACAAAGAGATATTGAGGCTCTTGTCGAATCAACTATTCTCAATTTTGGTGATGCCAATCTTGCCAAGTTTGGTTCTGATCTTAGATACTCAAAACTTGTCAAGGCAATTGATGATTCAGAAGCTGCTATCATTAGTAATAATACAGAACTAAGAATTATTAAGAATGTTGAGGTTGATACAGGTATTCCATTCAGAATTGCTTTCTCATTTGAAAATGAATTGAAGAGAGAAGTATCCACATCAAGAAAAATCTATGAAGATACAACTGCTACAATTGAGTCATCTTTGTTTACGTATAATCTAAATGATATTGATTATCTTGCTAAGATAAAAGACGACACCCAAGGTAACTTAATGATTGTATCTACTGTTAATGGCGTCGTACAACTACTAAAGGATAAAGTTGGTACTGTAGATTATACCAATGGTACAATATCCATTGGCGCTATCATATATGAAGATGTTGGTTTAGACAATGAATTAGAAATTTACGGTAGAACAAAGAAGTTAGATATAGAAACAAATGCTAATAAAGTACTTCAAGTAGAAGCTGTTCATCTAACTGTTTCTGCGCGTGGCATCAGGGCATAATGAAAGAATTAGAAAAGTTTATATCACCATTCATAGCTAATCAATTCCCTTCTATCTATAAGGAAGAGGGTCCTCTATTCATTGCATTTGTAAAAGCATATTTTGAGTGGCTTGAATCTCAAGACCAAGTTGTCTACGATTCCAGAAGATTGCTGGAATATAGAGACATTGATAAAACTATAGATGTGTTTATCAATAATTTTAAAAAGAAATATATGTTCCCTATCCCAGAAGATATTGCTGGTGATAAGGTCCTACTACAAAAGCACATTAAAGAAGTATATGGTTCTAAGGGTACAGAGCGAGGCCTAAAACTTTTGTTTCAGCTTCTGTTTGCTGACAACATTAGTGTATATAAACCAGGTGATGATGTCTTTAGATTATCAGACGGTGATTGGAATAGAGACATTTATCTTGAAGTGTCTTATAAGCCATTCAATAGTTTGTTTGTAGGTGAATTTATTAGAGGCCGTATATCTGGTGCAAGAGCTTATGTTGAAAGCTTCCAGACAAAATACATTAATAACAAAAACATAAACATATTCTACCTAACAGACGTTGTTGGTAATTTTAGGCATGATGAAGTTGTTCTGATTGATGAGTCCAAACTACCAGATGGTGAAGTTCCATCGGTAACAGCAATCAACTCACCAAAGATCATTGGTTCAATGACAGAGGTTGATGTATCAAATAGAAGCTCGCCTTTTGGTTATACTGTTGGTGACATACTTGAAGTACAAGGTAGAGGTTCTCGCGGCAAGGTAGTTGTAACAAAACTTAAAGAGCTAGATGGTACAATTTCATTTAATCTAGAAGATGGTGGATCAGGTTATACAGTTAATAATACTGTTTTCTTAATCAAAGGTCCTGTAACAGGACTTGTAGTAGAGGCCGGGGGCTCAGGTTATAGCAATACAGATGTTATTACATGTTCAAATGGAACGGCAAATGCAACGATAACCCTAGTTGGTGCTTTGGGTGGCGGTGGTGCAATCCTTGCTAATAATATTAATGTCGTTAATGGCGGCAATGGATTTTTAACAACAAATGCTTTTACTGTCACAGTTACCATAGCAAATTCAACTGGTGGAGCTTCAGCAGGTGTTGGCGCAAACCTAGTACCAGCAATTGCAGGTGGTGGCGACCAGGCCGGTTTGAGAATTGGTGCTCTTTCAGATATTAAATATCTTTTCTCCTCAGCCATAAAAATTAATACAATTGGCCAAACATTGAATTATATTGGTACAGCTAACAACGTCGATAATACACTTATTGGTGAATTATCCTATCCGACTGGAAATGGTTATGGTCTTGCTTCAAATGTCGCAGCAGGATTTGATACAATCCTCAGAGATGCCCTGAGCTATCAAAACTATGAAGTTGGTACAATATCTAAAATCTTTACAACCAATCCTGGCCAGGATTATACAACCAATGTACAAATTACAGTCACAGATACTGTAATAGGACTAATGGAATTACCTGATCAAGAACACCCAGCAGGTCGTGGTGCGCGTGGCAATGGGTATCTTGGTAATAACGCCGTTGTGACTGGCGTTGCTGGATTTGGCGATGATGCCCTAGGAGAAGTCAAAGTTATTGACTCAGGTCTAGGCTATGAACAAAGAGAAGAAGCTCTTCTTGTTTCATTATCCAACACAAACCTAATAACATCTGGTACTGTATTACTAACAAGACAGGGTCAGGGTGAAGGTAATTTCAAATCAACTCGTGGTTTCTTAAACTCAGACAAATACATCCACGATAGCTATTACTATCAAGATTATTCTTATGAAGTAAGATCATCAGTTGTATTCAATAAGTATAGTGACCTTCTAAGAAAGCTTTGGCACCCAGCTGGTGTTGAGAAGTTTGGTAGAGTTCTTGTAAGTAATGAAGTCACGGCTGCAACACCAGACGTTACACAGCAAGCATATATAGGGGATGGGTCAACGACAACGTTTGCTATCCCGGGTGGAGCATGAGTACACTAACAGTTAAAGTAAATGGAGTATTGCAGGTACTAGGTACCGATTATACCATTTCTGGTGGTAGTGTTGTATTTGTCAATGCACCTAGTGCAGACGCTTTAGTTGAAATTAAAAAACAGACACCACGAAGTGTTATTGAGACAAGTTTTCAAATTGAACAAATTAGATTAACAGAACTACTTACAGCATACTCTACGCAAACTACTGTATCTTCAACATTCAATACAAATATTGGAACAGGTACAACTACAACATTTGTTACTGCCTACTCTACATCTAAGGCCACTGATACAACTGTTGCAACATCTAAATCAACAACAACAGCATATATCTCAGTATTTGATACAGTTATTGCTACATCTAAGAATACTGTATCTCAATATGTTACAGCTTACCAGACAATATTTAATACAGTATCTGTATTTGATACAGTCATTGCTACATCCTATGCAACAACAAAAACAACATCAACAGTATTTGAAACTACTGGTGTAACAAATAAATCTACAACTACTGTTTATGATACAACAATAACAACAATTTTTGATAGTAATAGAACAACTACAACAGTTTATAGTACTGCCTATACAACAGTTTACGCCACTGAGACTGCTTACGAAACAAATAGAAATACTGTCTATAATACAAATTTTGCCACTGAAACAAGTAAGAGCACAGATACTACTAAGGCAACTTCTACCGTTTATGATACGTTGTATGCATCATCATATGGAACAACAACTGTATTCAATACATCTAAGGATACAAATTTAGCTACCTCTAGATCAACTGATACAACTGTCAGCACATCAAAGGCCACAAATACAACAACTACCTTTGTTACAATTTTTGATACTGCTGGTTCAACAACTAGAAGCACGACATCCCTTTATGTAACTGTATTCAATACGTCTAAGTCAACAGCCTCAGTGTTTGAAACAGCATTTGTTACAGTCTTTAATACTAGCAAATTAACATCAACTAGTAAGTCAACAACATCGTTGTTCAACACGTCTACTGTATTCACTACAGTGTATGACACAGGCTACAATACAAGCAAGTCAACAACATCGTTGTTCAACACATCAACTTCATTTAATACATCATACGCAACTAACTTTGCAACGACAACATCATTTGAAACAAATATAGCAACACAAACTACTGTATCGCCAAATACTGCCAGAAGTACAACCACAATTTTTAACACTGCAACAAGTGTTATAACAACAACTGCATTTGGCACTACAACAACGTTTAACACAACATATGCAACTAATTTTGCAACGACAACAGCATTTGATACAAATATTCTAACAGAAACAAACCGTGGAACAAGTAAAGCAACTGAAAAAACAATTGCAACAAGTAAAGCTACAGCAACTTCTAGATCTACAACAACGCTGTTTAATACTACAACATCGTTTGATACAACAACCACATTTGGCACTACAACTACATTTGATACAAGCTATACTACAACCTACCAAACAACTTCCACATCTGAACAAACTGATACCTATAATTCTGGCTCAGCTACAATCACAGCTCCAGCTGGTGCTGTTTCTGTAGTAATCAAAGCTTGGGGCGGCGGCGGCGGTGGCGGAAGTGGTATGGTTGTCGGCTCGCAAGGTGGCGGCGGCGGTGGTGGTGGCGGTGGCGCCTATGTTCAAAAAACCGTTAACGTGACGGGTGGGGTAACACAATTTACATATAATGTGGGTCTGGGGGGCAATGGCTTTGGTAATCCACCTGGTGCAGAAGTAGACGATCAATTTTCGTATGCAGACCAAGGGGGATCATCTACAGTTACAGGTACAGGTGTAAATATTGATGCTGGTGCTGGCGGCGGTGGCCAAAATGCTTGGCCAGACAGTAGTATACCTGCAAATGTTTATGCTGGTATCGGCGGTTTTGGTGGGTTTGCTTCTGGAGGTGATGTAAATACAGCTGGTACCGCAGGTAATGGCAATCAATACGTTGGCGGCGGTGCTGGTGGTGCGGCTGCAAGTGGTGGTGCAGGAGGTGCTGGTGGTGTAGATGGTGTTAATAATGGTAATGGATCAGCTGGCTCAGCTCCAGGCGGTGGCGGCGGTGGCGGTTCACCTAATACGCAATCTAACGGTGGCGATGGCGCAAATGGTGCCGACGGCCGTGTTCAATTTATTTGGACAATTCAGAGCAGCGTCAATACATCACGCATAACAAGTGCTGCAACATCTAGAGCCACAGACACATCTAGAGCCACTGCAACATCTAAATCTACTGCAACATCTAAATCTACAACTACAACATTCAACACAACAACAACATTTAACACGACATATCAAACTACAACATCATATGTCACAGGTTATCAAACACTGACAATATTTGGTACATCTAGAGGTACTACAACAGTCTTTGATACAGCAAGAAGTACTGCAGCTGCCACTGGTACAAGTAGAAATACTACATCTATATTTGATACAGCAACATCATCTGTAACGTCTACAACTTTTGTTACTACCTATCTAGCAGCTACAACTACTGTATTTGTTACATCCAGAAGTACAACTACTATATTTGATACAGCAAGAGGTACTGCTGCAGTTACAGGAACAAGTGTTGCCACAACGACTGCATATAACACATTAGTTGCTACATCCACATCAACAAGTAAGGCAACCGCAACGAGCGTTGCTACAACTACAGTATTTGATACAACTACTACATTTGAAACTAACTTTGGTACAGCTAGAAATACATCAAAGGCCACAGATACTACATTTGAAACTAACTTTGGTACATCTAAGGCTACAGATACAACGTTTAGCACGCTATTCAATACAGCTGCTGCCACGTCAAAAAGCACTGCAACCACAACAACATTTGGAACTGCATACGCAACAACAACTGCATATGACACAATTTATAGCACAGTATTTGAAACAAATAAAACAACAGATACTTCTACTGCAACATCAAAGTCAACATCTAAGTTGACTGCTTCTGCATTTCAAACAACAACTGCATATAACACAGACACCACGTTTGAAACAAATAGAAATACAGTATTTAATACTGTAATAGCAACAGATACCTCTCGTGATACTGTTATCTTAACATCAAAGGGTACCTCAACAATATTTGAGACTGCTATTGACACTGCATATAATACAAATAAGACAACAACCTCTGTCTTTAACACAGTATTCAATACAGCAAAAAATACTACAAGTGTATTTGATACAACAATTGATACAGCCTATGCAACCAACATTGCAACAGCTACATCTAAATTCACAACAAATGTAACAAATATAACAACATCGACAGCCTTTGAAACTGCGTATGCAACTGAGATTGCAACATCTAAGAGTACCTCATCAGTATTTGACACCGCATATGCAACTTCTACTGTATTTGATACAGGACCAAATACAACAAGAAATACAATAACGCAGTCAGTTTATGCCACAACATCAAGCACGCTGAAGGGTACAGATACCTCTATTCTAACAGAGTATAGAATTGTTGTTACACAAACATTGTTTAGCACTAACATCCAAACAACATATGAAACAATTGCTGGTGTCTTAACAACTATTTCAACAGATATTTTAACTGGTAGAACTACTGATACCTCATTTGCTCTTGAAACAAGAAATACTCTAAGGGATACATCATTCCAGACAACAAACCCAACATTAATTGCTACAACAACATTATTCCAAACATCATATAATACAAACCAAGTTACACGTTATATAACATTTAGCACAGCATATGCTACAAGTAAAAATACATCTACTGTATTTGATACAGCAACAACAACTGTATATGATACAACAAGTGCATTTAATACATTAACAGTTGTAACATCATCAACTTCTCGTAATACTCTGGTAACTTCTTCAACAGTATTTGATACAAGTAGATCTACAATTTTTGCTACTGGCACATCTAGAACAACAACGTCTTCTTATCAGACAAATACAACAACAACGTATGATACGGGATATGATACAAATGCAACAACGACATCTCTATTTGTTACAGCATTCTTAACTGTATCAACATTTGATACAAGCCAGGTTACATCTAGAAATACAACTTTGTCAAAGGGTACAGAGATTTTAACCTTCTTTGGTACTTCTCAAGCTACATTCAAGCCTACAAGTGTAACTCGTCAAACAGTTTACGTTAGTAACTTTGCTACAGTATCTCGCACAACTCAGTTCAACACATCAACAACTGAGACAACAGTATTTGATACAAAAAGAGGTACAAATCAAACAACAGTATTTGACAGCTCGACATCATTCCTAACTAGCTTTGCAACTACACTAAACAAAACTACAACAACAATTACTGGCAAGAGCACATTGAGCCATTACAACACTTTAGTAGGAACATCTAAAGTTACTGATATTGCCACATCAACTGATACTACAACATCATTCAATACGTTAACAGGACGTAGTACAGCATATAACACAACTAAGACAACACAAAGTAGTTTGGCAACAATTTTTGATACAGTGTTTGATTCTACTTTAGCTACATCTAAATCAACATCAACAAGTAAAAGCACTTCAACATCAACATCATCTGTTATTACAACATCTTATGATACCGCCAAAAATACAGTAACCCATATTAACACAACATACCAGACTGTCTTCCAGACTGACTCTGGTGCTGGTACATTGAAGGACACATCGTCTCTTATTACTAAAGCTACAGCTGTGGAAAAATCAACTGTTACAGCTAGATTGACTACAATTGATACAACCAACAGCACTGAAACTCAATACTTGATGTCAAGTAGTTTTGGTACAGAGACTGTATTTGAAACTGTTGTGGGTACAGCATATGATACAACTACTACATTCAATACACAAACTATATTCCAGACATCTTCTGTGTTTGATACAACAACATCATTCCAGACTGATTCAGGGGCTGGTACATTAATTGGTACATCTAAGACAACCTCAACAGGTATTTCCACAAACACAAATAAGACAACTTCAACAACAAAAACTACTATAACAGCAAGTGGTACATACTTTCTAACATCTAAGACTACAGCTTCAATGTATGACACAACAAAAAATACAGTTGCTGGTCAAACTATTGCTCTAACAAGTACTTCTAAGAATACAACAACAGTATATCTGTCTGAGTATCAATCAACAATTAACACTACAACATCATATCTGTCTTCTTACTCAACCGTAATTGATACAAGCAGACAAACCCAAGCTCTTACATCTTTTGGCACATCTAAGACTACAGAAACAATATTCCAGACAGCTGCTGGTGGCGGTACGCTATTCAATACAACAAAGAATACTACAACAGCATTTGACACTGTTTATCTAATTACACAGTCAGTGATATCTACAGCTACCACATTCCAGACTGACTCTGGTGGTGGTACGTTAAAGGATACATCTCAGAATACAATAACAAGATACACAAGATATGTAAGTGGTAAGCAAACATCTACAGTGTTTACAACAGCGTTTGCTACAGATCCATTTGTAACAACTGCTTATGGTACATCTAAGAGCACACTAACAGTTTATCCAACAGTGTTTACAGAATTTGGTACATCTAAAGATACGTTGACAACATCTGGTAAGAGCACAACTACAGCATACAATACAATATATACCACAGGTCCACTAACTCAAAAAGCAACAACTACAGCATTTGATACTGTTTATAGCACTGGTCTTGCAACAACAAGAGATACAGCAACTTTCTTAACTACATCAACTGCATATGTTACAGAAACAGCAAGAATTACAGGCTCTAGTAAGATTACACAATTTGCTACAACAACTACGGTCAATACTGATACAGCCAGAGGTACTTCTACTACATTCCAGACTGATTCAGGCGCTGGTACATTAGTTAGCACATCTAGAAATACATTCACTGGCACCATCACATCATTTAACACTACTACTGTAACTATTAGTGATATGTTGACAAGTAAGTCGACAGCTACACAAACAAACCAGGGCACACTAATTAATACATCAACATCTACTTCATATGGTACAGAAACTCAGTATACCACATCAAGTGGTGCAACGGTATTTTTAACATCTGTCAACACAACAACAGTTATTGACTTCAGTATTAGAAACACTGAATATCAGACACTTACCTCTGTAGAAACTGCAACCGTATTTGAATCTGGTGACAGACAAACAGCACGACTAACACAATTATTAACAAATACAGACACATCTGAATTAGTAATTGATACAACTAGAACAACGTCTGTTGCTACAGCATTTGATACATCTACTGCTTACTTGACAGATTTTGGAGCTGGTACAATGGTTGGTACATCTAAGTCAACCTCCACATCTAGAATAACCGATAAGGCAACAGACACAAATTATGATACAGCCATTCAAACAACATATGAAACTGTTATTATAAATAACTAGAGCATAGGATTTAGGACACGTAATGTTAACCAAATTTAAGCGAAATGTTGTTGACCTTTTCATAGATTCTGTTGCTAATACACTAAGCACAGATCTTTCTGGTACAGTAACAGTCAACACTTCGTCTGCAAATGTAACTGGTTCGGGTACAAACTTTACTGTTGATTTTACAGTAGACGACCGCTTGTTCATTGGTTCTGAATCAAGACAGATTATCTCTATTGTTAATAACACATTGATCGTTGTTGGCTCAGCCTATTCAGCAAACGCATCAGCTAACACATACAAGAAAGGTAGACTAAAAAACGATAGTTATTACGTCTTTGCTGCCAGACAGTCTCCATATGAAAATGAAAGTATCACTGCAAACACGATCGATGATAATTATGAATCCCAAATATTTGTTCAAGATGAATTAATGTTTGGAATGAAAATTACAGATGATGATGTTTTGCCAATGGTAACAAAAAGAGAATGGCAATCTAATACAGCCTATGCAATATATGACGATAAAGATCAAGATTTATCAGCAAAAGCTTTTTATGTTGTAACATCAGAAAATAAAGTATACAAATGTATTCATAACGATCTTGGAGATATTTCAACCGTTGAACCATCTCATACAGAGGTTGGGTATCCACCTGAAGAGTCCGATGGTTATAGATGGTTATATTTGTACACGATTAATAATATTGATTATCTAACATATGCTACAGAAAATTACATTCCTGTAATTGAAAATGCCAACGTAAAGAGCTCGGCAATTGATGGTTCTATTTTTAATATTGTTGTAGAGGCTAATGGATCTGCATATCCAGCTGACAGTGGTAATATTAGAACTGATCCAAATGGTAATAATTACATTATCCAAATTAGAACTGGTACATCAACATCAAACGACTTCTTTGCTAATTGTGCTATTACAATTACTAATGATTCAACAAACTTAACATATGTTAAGGAAATCAGAGACTATGTTTCAAATGGTGCCGGCAACTTTGTTATTCTGAAAATACCATTCTCTACAGGTCAGGTATCAAACAACAACCCCTATTCAATTGGCCCATTTATTAAAATTGATTCCAAGACAGGCTCAAACTGTATAGCATCAGCGGTAATGCAAAACATTTCAAATACTAACTTTACTGGTAGCGTTGAAATGATTGATATTATTAATCCTGGTAGAAACTATAAGCAAGCAAATGTTTCCGTTCAAACCTCGGTAGGTTTTGGTAGCGGAGCTAGAGTCAGAGCCATTATGTCACCTATTGGTGGCCACGGATCAAATGTCAAGGATGAATTATACTGTCAGTCAGTTGGCATTGGCGTTGTGTTTTCCAACACTTCAACATTCTCTTTTTCTTCAGATGTAGAATTTAGATCTGTAGGTATATTAAAGAATCCTCTATCTTCTACAACATCTGATGGTACAGGAACTATAGATCTTGTTGCTAATAGCTTAAGCGTGACTGGTGTTGGTACAAAGTTCACAACAGAATTAAACATTGGCGATAATATCATTTATTTGGATGAGGAAAAGGAAGTAGTATCCATTGCCAATAATACAAGCCTAATACTAAAAAACCCATTTTCATATACTGTCGTTGCAGAAACATTTGATATTAGAAAAAGATTCTTCAACGCTTTTTTCAACCAAACAGTAACTGTCACAGCCTCTAATACCACTCCTGCCCTATTACAGCCAGGTGAATTTATTCTTGGTTCTGATGGTGCAGGCGGCGGCTCTCAAGTACAGGCTAAGGTTGCATTTGCCAATACATCCAAAATTGTATTAACTGGACTTGATAGATCCCAAGCCCGTGGCAATAATAGTGTAGTAACATTTGTAAACGATGTTGTAATGGATGGTGTTGGCTATATTGTAAATGGCGCCGATACACCAGAAATAGTTGCATCGGGAGCTAAATACTCTAAGGCAGCTGGTAATACAGCTATTACAACAGTTCCTGATTTGAAGTTGTATTCAGGCGAAGTTTTGTATCTACAAAACCTATTGCCAATACAAAGATCAAACACAACAAACGAACAAATTAGACTAGTAGTTAAGTTCTAGAGGTTCTAAGAATGGCTCTTGATATCGCAAACACAGTATTGAATGCATCACCATATTTTGATGACTATAATGAAGATAAGAACTTCCATAGAGTTCTCTTCAGACCATCTGTTGCCGTTCAGGCTCGCGAACTAAACCAAGTCCAGTCTATTCTTCAAAACCAAATTGAAAGATTTGGTCAGCATATCTTTAAAGACGGTACTATTATCAAGGGCTGCGGTCTTTCTTATCTTAATAGAATTGACTACGTTTCTATTAATGACCAGTTTGATACTAATACTTCTTTATCATCAACTAATACACAGTTTGTTAATGCTATTGCTGTAGGTTCAAATTCAGGTGTTGTGGCCCAGATCATTTCTGCAAGAGAGGGCTTCAAGGCATCCTCAAATCCAGCTAGATTCTTTATTCAATATACCCAACCTGGGTTTAATAATCAAAGAACATTTGACCAGAATGAAACAATTAGTCTTTACCAGCCTGGTAAATCATATATTGATAAAGTCATCGTTCAAGTTAATACAGTAATTACTGTCAATACAACAAACTTCCCAGTTGGTTCAAAGTTAATTAATAATGTAAACCAAGCCCGTGGCTTTGTTATCAATGCCTATGCCAATGCGTTAGGCAATTATGTTGAACTGAGAAATGTAAGAAAAACGTTTGTCACTGGTGACACGTTGGTTCTTTCAACAGATGCAGCAGTAACTGCCAATGTTGTTAGCGTAGATTATGAGAGCTATGCAAACTCTCTAATTGATACAGTGTCAACTCTTACAGACAACACAGAACTTGGCTACACATCTCTTGGCTTTGCTCATGGTGTTGTTGTATCCCCAGGTATTATTTTCCACAAAGGTCACTTTGTTAAGGTTAATGCCCACACAACAATCACAAACGAAGATACACCAGATCCAAGTGGTAAGATTCTATATTTCAAGACAGAAGAAGAAGTTATCAAGGAGACGGATGATTCATCCCTTTATGATAATGCTTCTGGCACAACAAACATCAATGCACCTGGCGCCCACAGATTAAAGCTAACATCGACATTAATCGCAAGAAATAAGAATGGTGCTAACACTATTTCTAATACAGATATTGCATTCCCAATTGTTGAGTTTGGTAACAATGGTCCTATCTTCCAGAAAACAAACACAGAATATAATATTATTGGTGATGAGCTTGCAAAGAGAACATATGAAGAGTCAGGCCATTATGTTGTTAAGCCATTTACAGTCTTAACAAAGCCACATGGCAGTGACCCAGATAAGTTTGTATATGAAGTTGGCCAGGGCTTATCGTATGTTAAAGGTAAGAGAATTGAATTCCTAAACAACCAAAATGTTGAAGGAAGGAAGGGCGTTGATACTGTTTCTGAATCAGAACAGCCAATCACTATGGCTTATGGTAACTATGTTATCGTTGATGATTTGAGAGGGTATTTCCCAGTTGATCAATCAGTAGAAGTAAGATTTTATAATGCAGCTCAAGATGCTGTATCAGGCGAAAGATTGCCTGTTGCCAATACAGCAACTGGTACAATTGTTGGCTATGCAAACATCCGAGCAGTCACATATATTGATTCAAGCACTGCCTTGAAGGGTTCACACCTAGCACAGTATAGATTATACATCTTCAATTATAGACCAGTTGGTACCTACACATTCCAGGATGCGAGATCTGTTGTCTATCATGATGGCTCAAACGCCCAGGCATTTGCCGATCTTGTATTGACTGGTGGTGTTCCTGTATTACAGGAAAGCACGCAAACTCCTCTATTCTTTAATTTAAATGCTAAGGCAGTAAAGAATTTAAGAAATAGTAATAACGTTTTTGATACTGATTATTATTACTCAGCTGCCAACACTTCAGGCGCCCAACTTCAATCAACTGGCTTATTGACATTTGGTATTGGTGCTCTCAAGGGTATTTTAGGGTTCAGCGGCAGCACAAATACTGATGAATTAAAGGTTGACATTATTGTAGCAGATGCTAACGCACAATGTGCTAGTGCCCTAGTTGGTACAGTTGCAGCATCAGCTACAAATGTTATTACAGGTACTGGTACATTATTCACAGAAGACTTCATTCCTGGTGAATGTATTAGATTTGATGGCCTACCTTCTGCTAATACACATAGAATCGTATCAATTACTAATTCCACATCTATGACCATCAACACAGCAGTAAGTGTTGTTGCTAATACCTATACAAGAGTGCACTTGAGAGGTTCAGTTATTGCGTTGAATCCAGCTGCTGGCACCAAGAGAACAATGGTTGTAAATCCAGGTACGGAAACTGCAACAATTAATCTTGGTAATACCTATGCTGGCACGACAAACGTCGTTGTTAGATTCCAGGCTCTCAACAATGAAGCTAACCCAATATCTAAGAGAGTTAATAGAAATTCAGTAGTCATTATCAACACAGCCAATAATGTTGGTGGAAATACTGGTCCATGGTCACTTGGTGTACCTGACGTATTAAGACTATCAGGTGTCTATATTGGTTCAAACTCATCAAACTTCGTTACCCAAACAAACAGAGTTGGTGATTTTATTCTTGACAACGGTCAAAGAGATACCCACTATGACCACGCTAAGATTTCTCTGTCACCAGGTTCATCTCTTACATCATTAGCTAATACATTCTTGTTAGTTCAGTTTGATTGCTTTACTGCAAATGTTACAGCTGGAGAAGGATTCTTCTCTGTAGAATCATACCAGGCCAATGATGCAGCTACTGCAAACACAGAGTTAACACTAAGAACATATGAAATTCCATCATACACCACAACTGTTGCCAATACAACAGTCACATATGATCTTAGAGATGTTATTGACTTTAGACCATACAAGGCCAACACAGCAAACATCACATCATCATTTACATCAGCGACAATCAATCCACCTGCAACAAATACATTCAATTCAAACACAACCACATATACTCCATATCCTGGTTCGACATTAACAACAAACTTCACATACTATCTTGGCAGAAAGGATAGATTGGTTCTTACACCAGAGGGTGTGTTTAAAGTCGAGGAAGGCTTACCTGGTATCAATCCAAGATTGTCACCAATGTTGCCGGATGTACTAAACGTAGCTGAAGTAACAGTTCCTGCCTATCCATCTCTTTCTGATACAGAGAAGTCATTAGTAGTCAGACCAGAAAGCAACATTCTAATTGATATTCTAACAAACAAGCGCTTTACAATGAGAGATATTTCAGTTCTCGAAAAGAGAATTGAAAGATTAGAATACTATACAACTCTCAATATGCTAGAAAGCATTGCTCTATCAACAATGATTGCCGACCAAAATGGTGATCAAAGATTCCAAAATGGATTCTTTGTTGATCCATTCAATAGTCACGCATTTGGTAGAACAGAAGACCCAGATTACAAGATTGCTATTGACGAACAAAATGGCTTATTACGACCATTGTTTGAGCCACAAGTCATTGAAATGGAATTTGATACAAACCAGGATTCATATGGTAATGTTCAGATAACAGGTAACATGATTACGTTGCCATATGTTCATGAAGTGTATATTGATCAGCCACATGCATCTGATCCTGTTAATGTATCAGGTACGCCAATTGCCTTTAGAGGCACAATTGATGTCAGACCAACAGTAAGAAATGATGTTGAGTTCTTGGCAAGACCAGCTTCAGTCGGTAGTACATCTAAGATTGCCCAAGCCTATAGTTCAATGGCCTCTGTCACACCTGGTACAACACAGTACGGTTGGTGGAGAGAAGGTATTCAAAATAATGACGACTATAACATTAAGTCTGGACCAAATGATGCAAGAAATGCTACCTCAATAACAATTGAAACAAATAAATCTGTAACAACCCAGAGTGGTGAGAAAGTACAGACTGGTATTGTCTATCTTTCAAAGGAAAGAGTCTATGCCTTCAAGGCAGTTGGTCTAAAGCCAAATACAATACACTATTTGTTTATTAACGATAACAACAATTCAGAGTATGCAGCTCTTGGTGAGCTAAGTGGAACACCAAACGCTGGTGATGAGACGTTTGTTACAAGATCAACACCATGGGGTACTATTTTAGAAACAGACTCACGTGGGGAAATGATTGGTAAGTTTATTGTACCAGCTCTTGCATTAAGATCAGGTACACATAAGCTAACAATCAGAAACAGAAACACCCTAAATCGTGGTATTGATGAATCTTATGCTGATGCATACTTTACAGTAGATATTGCACTACAGCAGCCACCTATTATTGTTGATCCTCCTGTACCTCCACCACCAGATGCAAACACTCCTGCCAACACAGGCTTGCCACCTCCAAGTAATAACTCAACAAATACAGTTATTACCTTACCAGAGGCATTTGCAAGATTTACATATACAGGTAATACAACTGTTGTTGCCGCTCGTGATGCAAATGGTTATATTAGTAATGGCGTGTTTACTCTAACATTTACAGATGACAGCTTCGTTAAGAACGGAAGCATTACTGCATATGAGTGGAATTTTAATACCGGTGATTTCCCAGAAATTGGAATCCTAAATGTTAATACAACTCTAACAGGAGTTGGTCCACACACAATTCCATTTACTACTGATAGAGCAGTACTAGATGTTCTTGTAACACTAACAATTACAGACTCTGCTAATGTCAAGAAGAGTAATAGTCAGCAGATTAGATTAACTAAGTTGATTCCACCACCGCTAATTGTTGATCCACCAGCGACACCACCAGCTGTACCAAACGTTGAACTAACATTTGTTGCCTCTGAGATCAATCAGATTTCTGATCCATATAGCTATGCAAGCTGGAGCACAGATGCATATCTACCAAGCTTCACAGGGCTAAATTTACCTTACTTGAGCTTGACATATGATGCAGGTGTGTCCCTAGGTACAAATACAGTTGTTAGAGTTATTGCTAAGCCATCTGTAGATTATCAAGGCTACATTGGTTGGACTGTAACACCTGTATCAGCCACATCATTAAGAACATTCACAGAAGCTAACCTAACTCAAGTTTATGTTGAGTCAGGTGGCAGTGGATACTCAAACAATGACACAATTAGATTCTCTAATGGTCAGGTTGATGCCTATGCTACAATCTTCACAGATGATACTGGTAGCATTAAGTACATTGAATTGGCATCACGTGGTAACTTCACAGATGGTACACCTGCAACACAGGAAACATTTACTGCCAATAGTACTCTGTTTAATAATTTCACACTATCTACTTCAAGTACAAATACAAGTATTCTTGTAACAGTCAATGGGCTAGTACAATCACCAGGTGTTGATTATCAAGTGACCGGCGGTGGCACAACTCTAAACTTTACTACAAATCTTAACTACCTAGTAAGTCCAGATATCGCTATTGTATCTTACAACGCAACTGGCGTAACGCCAGGTACAGGCTTCAAGCCACCTGAACAGATTAGAGTACAAATTGCAAACACTACAGCTCCAGCCAATAGCACCAATGGTAATACTTCTGGTGGTACTGGAGCAGTATTGACGCTAGTACCAGGTGTTGTGTTTAATTCAACACCAACTGACTCGCCAAGATGTGCAAATGACTCTATTACATTATACTCAAATACAGGCCCTGACTCAGAGACAATTGTACTTGTCAAGGCTGATTTCTACCTATCAAATGGTTATGCAAACTCAATTGGTAACACATCCCAGCACTTTACATTGAAGACAACATCTGCTGTTCCAGTACGAGAGCCACCACGTACAGGTACTCCAGGTGGAACAAGTGGCGGTGGTGGTGTCGGCGGTGGCGGTGGTGGACCACGTTATGAATATGAAAAATATATGAAGTTTAAGAAGTAAGGAATAGAAAATGACAGACGCAATAAAATACACGAGTCTTTCGCAAACATTTAGAGTGACAGCTCCACCAGGAGTCCCTGGTGTTTATGTTTCAAAGCTTGGTTTGTTCTTTAAAAAGAAATCTGATTCATTGGGTGTACAAGCATTCTTGATGCAGGTTACAAATAACCTACCTGATCAGGATAAGATTATTCCAAACTCTCTCGTAACAGTTGACACAGAAAATGTTGCTATATCAACAGATGGATCATCTGAAACCCAATTTGTTTTCCCTCAACTTGTTTATCTAAATGCTGGGGAAACATATGCATTTGGTATTAAGGCTATTGGCAACTCTCCTGACTATGAGGTTTGGGTTGGTGAGCTAGGAAGAAGAGACCTAGCTACTGATAAGCCAATTGGTTCAAACCCAGTTGTTGAGACAGCTTATTTTGCAGGTAATAAACAAAAGTATGCTGATTTAATTAATCAAGATATCAAATTTAATCTTTATAGAGCTAAATTTACTGCTACAAGTGGTACTGCAGCATTAAGAAATAATAATACGGAAATAATTTCATTCTATAATCTTTCTAATATTACAGGTGCAATTGATATTAGGGCAGGAGACCACGTTTATGCTTGGTCTAATGCATATGTTAATACATCTGCAAATGCTGTAGTAACTAAACTAGACACAGTTAATAACCTACTATATGTCAAGAACTCTTCAGGTAACTTCACAGCCAACACAGATATTGTATTTGTAAGAACTGGTGAAGAAGGAAATCCATCATCTAATAACTCTGGTATGCTAGGCGTAGCAAGAATTGACAGTACAGCAAATAATGGTTTAACTAAATTTGCTTATCATGCAATTGTACCAAAACTAGCCATAAACAAGATTCCATTTACTGGTGTTACACTTACATATAAGGGCGCAAAGTATAATGGAACAAAGTATGTTCAAGATGATAATAAACTAATTGATAATAATACAGAATTAGAATTTAGAGATAGAACAAGATATTGGCTTGGCGAGACAGACGAAAGAGATGCAACGAATGAATTTAGAACAGGTGTGACTCCATCTGGTAAGCAGTGTTCAAATTCTTCTATTATTATTGAAGCAGCTATTAGCTCCGATAATGATTATATTTCTCCAGCAATTGATTTAACTCGCAACAATGTTATTTTATTACGTAATGTTATTAATGCCAATACCACAAATGAACATAAGGATGGCGGCGGAGCTGATTCAAAATATATTTCTAAGGTTATCACACTAGAAGATGAGCAGGAAGCAGAAGATCTAAGAATCTTTATTACCGCCAATAAGCCAGCTAATACAGAGATTCATGTCTATACAAAGGTATGGAGCGATACAGATCCAGAACCATTTGATACAAAGGTCTGGTCTAAGATGACGTATGAGAATCCAGCTACTGTTAGAAACACTAATGCTCCAGAAGAGTATCTAGAATATGTTTACTCATTTGCCACAAGCGCAACCCTTGCTGGTAATGCATTAGCTGCATTTCAGTCAAGCAACACAGTACCTGTATCATATCTTGGTGCCAACTCCACAGGCGGCGTAACTGGTGGTCCATTATATGGTGGCAGTGGTTATAATAAAGTTATCAAGAAGTTTGCTGTTAAATTAGTATTGACTTCTGATACTGGTTTAGAACACATTTATCCAAAGGTTAACGATTTGAGAGTTATTGCTCTACAGATGTAATATGGAAAGAGAAGTAATTTACAGAGTCCAAGAAAATCCTGACTATATAAGAGACATAGAAACAAATGCTGTGTTAAATACTAATACAGCTAAGTTAAGAGATTATAAACTTAGAAAGAAGCAGAACAAAAAGATACAGGACCTACAAAGTGAAGTGGCAGAACTAAAAGCACTTCTCCAAGCAGTCCTTGAGGAAAGAAAATGTCAGTAATAATTAATTCAATTGATGCAAATTCAGATACATTTGCTAGTTGGGTTGCCATCACTAATCAGATGGCACAAACAATTAGTAATGCTGTTATCACTGCAAATACCTCTGAAGGTGTTACAGGTAATGCTACTGCTAATTTCAATTCTAAACTATGGGGTAAGTTTGCCGCCAACACAATTTTGATTGGTAACACGCTCACATCTAATGTTACTGGTGCTAATGTTGGTATTGAAGCTAATCTAGAACTCAAATCAGCTTTCAAGTTTTATACAGTGGGCGATTTGAGTGTCAAGGGCAATATTATTATTGACACTACTTCTAAACTAAGATTTGTTGATAGATCAACAACATACTCCTCTAATACTGGTTGGCTAAAGGCCAACTCAACAGGTTATGTGTTAATTGCAAACCTAGAAGTAAAGGGCACGGATCTAGATCCAGATGAGTTTGTACTAACATCAAACCTTGGTCCTTATACAACAGCAACTAACACAACATATGATGTTATTGCTTACGATTCATCTGCCAGCAAGTTTGTAAGAACAAGATTAACACACCTTGTTTCACAAGAGATTGATGCTCTAACACTTGGCACCGTAACAGCTAATGCTGCAAGTGGCCAGGTAAGAGTTAATGCCAATACAAACTTTGGTGGCACTACATCCTCGCTATTTGTTTCAAACACAGCAGCTAGAATTGGTGTTGGTGGTGTTACAAACCCACAGGCTCCATTGCATGTTCAAGGTGCAGTTTACGCAACTGGTGATATTTCAGCATTCTATACATCAGACCAAAGATTAAAGAAAGATGTTGTTAGAATTGATGACGCGCTAGAAAAAGTTAGATGGCTAAATGGTGTAGAGTTTACTTGGGACAAAGAAGCTATTGAAAAGCTAGAAAATGTTGGACCAAAGCCTGATAAGGACATTGGCTTGATTGCCCAAGAAGTGGAAAAGGTATTCCCACAAGCTGTTATGCTCAGAGAAGATGGTTTCAAAGCTGTAGATTATAGTAAACTTGTTCCTGTGCTAATTGAAGCCATTAAGGAACTCAGCTATAGACTTAATATAGTAGAAGCTGAGCTAGAAGACAAATACCGCAGTAGTAGTAGGTAAAATGGCCACAAAAGTTAATTTGGTCGTCGACCAAGGTTCAACATTCCAAACCTCTGTTACTTTCAACGATGAAAATGGTAACACGATTAACTTTTCTACGTATTCTGGTGCTGCTCAGATGAGGAAGCATTTCACGTCCTCTAACTCTGTAAGCTTTTCAGTCAATATGACATCAAATGGTGTTATTACTCTTGGGTTAACAGCTAACCAAACAGCTAATTTAACATCTGGTCGCTATGTTTATGATCTCGAGGTTACGGATGCAAGCAATCAAATTTCAAGGTTGATTGAAGGTATAGTAACTGTAACACCAAACGTAACTCGATAAAAATATAAATAGAAATGGCTATTTTAAGTAAAGTTACAGTAAACCAAAATAAATTAGCGGCTGCTGTAACAGTCAAAAATGTTAGTGGAGGACTACAGCAAACTAATAAGGTAAACCCTGTTAGTCTGATAGCATCCACAACTGCTGGCGGTGGTGTTGGTAGGTTTGATGAGTTACTTGATGTGACAGAAGGTTCACCTGCTAATGGTGATATTGTCGTATATAATGCTTCTAATGACAAATACGAAGTAAAGGCTTTAAGCAATACGTCAATAACTCTTGACGGGGGAACATTCTGATGGCAAATCTAATTAAAATTAAAAGAAGTGCGGCGACAGCGGCACCAACAACACTGAACGAAGGCGAGCTAGCGTTTTCGTACTTATCAGGTAAACTATTCATAGGTAACAGCTCAGCTGTAATCCCTATCGGTGGTACCCATAATCCTGGTATCCTTACAGCAAATCAAGCTCTCGTTGCGAATGCGACAAGCGGCATCGATAAGGTAATTGTTGCCAATCTAGTTTCAACATTCATCACAGCAAATGGTGCGCTGGGTACAGCTGGTCAAGTTCTTTCTGCAAATTCAACAGGTGGTGTATATTGGGACTCGCCTGTATCAAGTTTGGATTCCCTAACAGATGTTACAATTACATCTGCTGCTAATAACCAACTATTAGTCTACGACAATACTGCTGGCCAATGGGAAAACCATTCAATAAGTGGTACAACAGGCCAAGTTAATGTAACATTTACATCTCAAGATATTACAGTATCGTTGCCAGATAATGTAATCGTAAATTCAAGTTTAACAGTTGGCAACTCTACAGTAAACACAGTTGTTAACTCAACAGCTCTTGCAACAAACTCTGCTGCAGTTGCTGGACAAATTACAGTTGGTTCAAATGTAACAGTCAACACAAGCGCAATCTTTATTGGCAACAGCACTGTCAATACGACAATCCAAGCTGGTAATATTGCTCTACGTGGCACTCAGATTTCCATCGGTCCAGATCTAGTTATCGATGGCAATACAATCATCGTTGGTAACTCAACTGTTAACACTGTTATCAATTCAACATCGATCAGCGTCGATGGATCTGTAACATCTGGTAATACAGAGATTGCTGGCTTTATCAACGTAACATCGACAGCAAATGTTGGTGGTGCAATTACAGCAAGAAGTGATGTAACAGTAAATGGCGTATTGACAGTTGCTAACACAGCATCTCTTGGCAATACAACAGTTACTGCAGTACTAACGGTTGGTAATAGTACTGTTAATACAGTAATCAATTCAACATCTGTAAATGCATCACTAGCAAGTCTTGGTAATACAACAATTACTGGCTTTGCTAATGTTACAGGTACAGTCGAGGTTGGCACATCCGTATCAGTTGGCTCAAATGTTGTATTGTCAACAGCAATATTGTCAATTGGTAACTCAACTGTCAACACTGTTATTAACTCTACAGCTGTCTCAACTGGCACATTAGCAGTAGCTAACCTAACAGTAAGTGGCGACCTAGAAGTTCAAGGTAATACAAAGCTAGGTAATGCCACAACTGATGTTGTATCATTTATCGGTAAAGTTAATACTCATATTATTCCATCAGCCAACCTAACATATAGCTTAGGTAACAACTCTCTATATTGGTCTGAAGTTCATACTGGTAATGTCCATGCTGATTATGGTTACTTTGAGCATGATGTTGCAATCTACGGCGACTTGACAGTAACAGGCAATCTTGTTACTACAAATGTCCAGTCAGTTGTTATTTCTGACCCACTAATCCAACTAGCTGCTAATAACGATACATCAGACCTAGTTGATATTGGTTTTGTTGGTCACTACTTCACTGGTGGCCAGGAACTTCACACTGGTCTATTCAGAGATGCATCAGTAGATGAGTACTACCTATTCAAGGGTTTAACCCAGGATCTAAGTGGCGTACTCACAGTCAACGTTGCTGATCCAACGTTTGCTCTAGCAGACTTGAATGCATGGCTACAGTCAGGCGCATTAATATCTAATAGTCTAGCAGTAACAATTACTGCTAACTCAACAGTTAATGTCAATATTACTGCCAATAGTTTAACACTATCGACTGCTCTAGCAGTTGGTTCAGGTGGTACAGGTCTATCAACTGTAACAGCCAGAGGTATCCTATATGGCAATACAGCTGGCCCACTAGGTGTGACAGCAGCTGGCACAGATGGCCAAGTTCTCCAAGCAAACTCAACTGGCTACCCAGTATTTGCTGATTTGGATGGAGGCACATTCTAAGAGGTTTAAATGGAAAATAATGACTTAGTTGAAAAAGTATTCAATAATTATAGAAATGCGTGGATAGAAGCTTCAAGTTTAAATATAGTACAGAAATCGCAGCTAGAAATAGCAAACGAAAATATTAAGAAATTAGAACAACAAATACAAGAACAAGAAAATACAATACAAAACTTGAAGAAGCAGATTGAAGCGATTAGAAGTCAAAAGCCTGCTCAGCAGGCGCCAAAACAAGAACAAAAGTAAGCTTCAAATCTCAACTGGGGCTACGTATAAATAGATACGTAGCCTTTTTTTATAGGGTTTGAAATGACCACCCCACAAGTACCAGCAAATGCCCTAGATGTCTCCGATGTATCGGATGAAATTAATCCTGCCAGCTATGTACAGGGGCAACAGGATATTGGTGCTAATAACTCAGTAAGACACCTTGCTGGCTCAGCCGCTAAAACAGTCGCTGGTAGTGAAATTCTCTTTAGTGATCTGAGCAATAAAATTGGCTTCTCAGAAATCTATACAACATCTACCACAAACACTCAAGGTGGTATTGCAGTTGTAGGTACACCTATAACAGCAGAACTTACTCTTCAAGCAAACAGCGACATGTTTGATCCATTATTAACATGGACATATAGTATTGATAATGGATCATCTGATGTAACAGCAAGCGACATAACAGTAACAAAAACTAATAGTAAAACTGCTGTTATTAAACTAGCCTCAGCTAGTGGTACTAAAGTTGCCAACCTAACAGTGACGGGTGTAATGACTGTTAGTGGTCATACAATCAACACATGTACTAAAAATATCTTATTAACTGTTAATGCTGTTAATACAGCTTTCCAAGTTATAGCCACACCAGCATTTATTATTAATGCTACTGGCGTTGTGGCCCAGACAGCATTTGTGACAGTTACAGCAACATCTAATGCTTCATTAACAGGCACAACATATAGATTCACACCAAAATATTTGTCAGGTACTGGAGAGATAACTCCAACATTTACCTTTGATGGTGTTTTTCCAGGAATTGGCGATAGCATATCTTTTGGTGTATCAGCTCCAAAACCATCAACAAATGCTGTAGTGTATTCTCTACTTTCTGAGATGATTAATAATGGTAAGGTAGTTGCATCTAATACATCTACCATTGACATTAAAGCACAGTTTATTGATAGACAGATTACCTCTCTTACTCCAGCTGCATTATCAAATAATCAATTCTCAAATTCTGCGAGCCAATATTCTACAATTGATATTACAGCAGTACATAATTCAATTGCTCCAGACTATGCCCAAGGCACAATCACATTCACCCTTGAGACAACTGGTGATACAGTTACCCAACAAACACTGTCATCAAACACATCAACTAAAGTTGAAAGAATTAGTTTATATCACGATAAAGATGTTAGTGGATTTGGATTTAAGAAGGCTGTTGTTACAGTAGTAGCTACATTAAGATCTCCTGATAACACAATCATGGACCAGAAGAGATCCCAGCCAATAACTCTTAGAGCTGGTACCTATGGTCTAACAATAACTCCTCCGCCTTCAAACACACAAAGCGGCTATATTGCCCAGACCGCAACATAGACTGGT